AGCAATTGGATGCTGCATACAATATGCTGGACGAGGAGGAGGCGTTTCGTCATGTTAATAACTTAATGGTAAAGTTTGGTCGAAATCATAAACACGAATGGCAAGTCGGATTTAACGGGAGAAGCAACGGATATATAGTCCTGTATTCCGGCGGAGTAAACATGGAGCACCCGCATCTTTCACGTTGTGATACATGTTTAAGACCGACTTGGTATAACAAAGAAATGTCGTGCCAACGAAACGGATGTTTTGGAACATTAAAACTGCTCAAAGAGCCGGAGGGGACAATATTCACCATGCCGGGAAGGTCTGTTGATCAAGACCCGGAGTTTCGCGAATGGAGTTGCGAACATTTGGTCGAACGGGTAGGGCTTATTCGAGAGTTCGACAAATTGTGCGACGATTGTGTTTGTGCGTTCATGGATATGTGCGACAACTACAGGGCTGTTGAAAAAGAGATCATGGTTCCGGTAAAAATTAAAGTGCTCGAAAAAAAGGAGTAACACTATGCAGGAAGAAATAAATAAAGAATTACTCGCAGCGCTACGCGTAGTGATTGGTTCGTTGAATGTTTGCGACGGTGAAAAGAAATCGGTAAATACCGTGAAGTATTTACTTCAACATGAACACAGGACATTACAGCAGAACTTCATGCGGGTGATCATTGTTCCGGCAATTGAGCAGCTTGCGCTTCAACATAAAAATGGATACATCGACATGAGAAACGAAGCAGCATGCAGTCTTGCGGGGGAGCTTCACAAGACAACGAAGGGTGTCATGCTCCCATTTATTTAAGGATGGTGATGAAAATTAAAGTATCAAATATGTATGGTAAATGTTTCAACAAGGTTCCCAATCAATACGTGATACTGGTTGACGGAGGTCAAGTCTTTCAATCGTTCGACACCATCATTGCGATAGTAAAGGCGGACGGCTCTGTTATTCTTGACGAAAATATGTGGGACTGTAGTGCAACAACAAGGAAGTATCGAATTAAATTTTTGAAGGAGCCTACGGAAGTTACATTGAAAAAGATAAAGGCCGGGATATATAAATTGGAGAACTTGAATTAAAGCAAAGGAACAATAAAAGGAAGCGTGAAATACGATGATTTACTACTTGGATGTATAATTGTTTTGGTTGTGGTTGCATTGTTGTTCGTAAAACCCAAAAAGGAGAAGTGATATGAATCCGTTGCCAGTATTAAGTAATGAAGTTCTGTTGCAAATGGTGCCTGCTGTTGGCGCTGAACGTCCGTCAGGCAATGTAAGCAGTGCGTATAAACAAATCCAAACCTTGGATGTTGTCAACATACTCCGTGACCAAGGCTGGATGCCGGTCAAGGCACGCTCAATGGCCGTGCGCAAAGCGGAACGCCTTGACTTCTGCAAGCATGAGATCAGGTTCCAGCGCGAAGGCGACACGATGCTTGCGGTGGGAGAGGAGGCGTTGCAATTAATCCTGACCAATTCGCACGATGCTGGGTCGGCGTATTGCATCATGCTTGGCGTGTTCAGGTTGATTTGCGGTAACGGCATGGTGGTGCGAAGCGGTTCGTTCCAAGATATTCGCATTCGACATGTTGGTTTTGATTCGCAAGACATCATTCGTGCGAGCAGCCAGATTGGTGAACACGGAAGGTCGGTTGCGGACAACATTAACGCCATGAAGGCGATTGACCTATCACCGGATGAGCAGGGGGTGTTCGCTAAATCTGCTGCATGTCTGCTGTTCGATAACGACACCATTGAAAAGACAGACATTGTGTTCGAGCATGACCGACTGAACTGGGCAAGACGCAACGAAGATCGTGGATGCAGTCTGTGGAAAACATTCAATCGTGTTCAGGAAAATGTGGTTAAAGGCCACATGAAATACTTCAGAAAGGATGATCAACGCGGTCGTTATTTGGCGGCGGGGCGTGATGGCGGAAGGTTTTCAAAAATGAAAACGCAGCAAGTGAAGTCAATTGACCGTGACATCAAGCTCAATCAATCGTTGTGGATGCTGGCGGAAGAAATGTTGAAACTGAAAGGACAATAACTTGAAAGAATTATTGACGAACAGCAGGATGCAGGCGGTCATGACATGTCCGCGAAAGGCATACTACGCATACGAACTCGGACTGAAACCAATCGTTGACGCCGAACCGCTGCGGTTCGGAACAGCATGGCATGCCGCAATGCAGGCGCGGTGGCAAGGGAAAAGCATTGACGAAGCGTTTGAATGTGCTATAAATAGCGCCAAAGAATTGGACGAACAGGTCATCGCCATAATCTCCGGCCTGCTGGCCGGATACTATCACCACTGGGGTGACGCCACGAACGAAGGAGAGACGTTGCCGGAACAGGAATTCAGGCACCCCATCGAGCGTAGCATGACATTCGACAGCGCCGGAAAAATTGACTGTATAATCAAAGGTCAAAACAGGATCAAGTTGTTGGAGCACAAGACGACTAGCGACGACCTGTCGGAAGACAGCATGTATTGGCACCGATTGAAATTCAACATGCAGTTGTATCAGTATTTCTTCGGAGCCAAAAGCCTCGGCTATGAAATTGACGAAGTCACATACGACGTGGTTCGTAAGCCCATGATTCAGATCAAGAATTCAATTCCTGAGTTGGACGAGGCCGGACGGAGGATCGTGATAGGGCCGGACGGAAATCGTGTATACAAAAAAGATGGAACGCCGAGAGAAAGCGCGGACACAAAGACCGGGGCCGTTGTTAAAACACGGCGTGAAACCAAAGAGGAATTCTCGCAGCGGTTGGCTGACGACTGCATCGCTCGGCCTGAGTTCTACTTTGCGCGGAAGCAGGTGCCGGTGCTCATGTCTGACCTTGAGGCATTCACTGATCAGCGACTGGAAATCGGAAAGCAGATTTTGCATTATCGCGCAAGACAGAAAATCGTTGGCGTTGCAGGATGGCCTCGCAATGTGCAGTTCTGGACGTGTGGTCGGTTGTGTCCGTATGATTCGTTCTGCCTGCAAGGACTCGATGTTAATCCTCAATGCCCCCCAATGGGATTTGAGGTGCGCGCAAAGAACGAGGAGTTAAGCAATATTGAGGCGCAATAATGTGGTATGTATTATTGTTCTTAATGTTGATGGCAACAGCAGTGATAGCAATGATAGATGCGTGGTGTAAACATTGGTAAAGGAGGAAACATGAGTGAGGTTAAGCCGAGAAGTATGACATTGCCGAAACGTCCGTCACCCGTGGCCGAACAGAAACAGGAGCCAAAGAAATTCGGAATTATTGCCGGGAAGATTCGTCAAGCGTGGAAAGTCGGAATTTATGGAGAACCCGGTGTTGGAAAGACAACGCTTGCTTCATTGTGTCCCGGCATTGAGTTTGCCGACATCGAAGATAGCACGCAGGATTTGGATGTCCGGCGCGTTAGCGGTATCGAACGATGGGAAGACCTGCGCGAATGGGTTCGGTCGTGTAGCGAACCGGGATCACGGAAAGCGATTGAAAGCATGAGCATGGCGGAAGACTGGTGTGCTGATTTCATTATCCGAACCAAGTCCGACAACCAAGGAGGTCGAGCTTCGACATCCATCGAAGACTTCAAATACAAAGTTGGTTCACGATTCGTTGCCGATGAGTTCAGATTGCTGTTGTCTGATATTGAAGCGTCGTTCAAGCGTGGCGTTTCATGGATTATGGTTGCCCATAATCGCGTGTCGGTATTTAATAATCCTGACGACAAGAACTACATCATGCATGCTCCTGATTTGCTGGAGACAAAAGATGTAAGTTCACGTTCGGAATGGGTTCGGTTCTGTGATTACCTTGCATATATCGGCAAGGACATATCGGTTGAACGCGGTAAAGCAATAGGAGGTGCAACAAGAACGATATACATGGACGGCTCAAGCAATCGTGTGTGTAAGCAACGCGGTTTGGATGTTGACATCCTTCCGTGGCAGAACAAGGATGACAATACGTTTTGGAAATTGATCGGAGCAATTAAGGAGGACGTCAGTAATGGGTAACTTACTCGAAAACGGCATTTACGATGCGACATTCACCGGGAATGCCAGTGTGTATGACAGCAAGAACAAGAACCTGACTGTGTGTTTCGAGTTGCTGGTTGGCGGAGAAGTTTCACGGCAAGCCCGTGTCACTTTGACCAAGACCGGCGGAACGGAAATTAACGAACGCAGCATTCAAAATCTGAAGGACATATTCCCTGAGTGGAATGGTGATGATCCTTCGTGGTTCCTGACGGCAGCGAATATTGCAAACAAAAAGTGTCTGTGCAAAATCGAAAACGCTGCTGGCGAAAACGGTCAAACGTGGAGCAACGTCACGGACATTCGCGCTGAAGGCAGCGATGGCTCCATGGGGGGCGGCGAGTTACCGGCAAGTATGGATGCCAAGGCACTGCAAGCCAAATATGGTGCCAAGTTCCGTGCGTTGAGCGGCAAGGCCGGAGCTGTGAAGCGTTCTGCTCCGAAGCAAAAAGCGAAAGCCGACGAAGAGACTGCGTTCTGATTACATACCGGGATGCGCATGGTATAAACGCATATTCTTTTCTGATTATTGATTGGAGGCAAAATGAGACCACCAGAGATAATCATTCGTGACGACATTGAAACAAAGCTGATATGGATGGCGAGCACAATGGATTGATGGAGGAGTAATGCCGTTACCGATAATGTCAAAGGCAGTGCAAGATATGCAGTCCCCGGAAGTGTTAAAGCAACTTGGGATAATCAAGCATAACGACAACGTTTTTAAGGCTCAGCCTAAACCGGTAAAATATAAGATGAGCAAAACTGAAATACGCTATCTTAATGAAGTTTTAAAAACAAAAGAAACGGAAGGGATAATCACTCACATATCTTTTACGGGCGTGACTTTCAGAATGAGTAACGGCCATCGTTACACGCCAGATTTTAGCTTCCTTGCAGGAGACAAAATGACATTTGTTGAGGTGAAAGGAAGCTATCGTCTTGGTTCATACCAAAGAGCTAAACTTGCATTTGATCAGGCCAAGCTCGAATGGCCTATGTTTAATTGGATTTGGGTTGAACTGCAAAAGGATGGGTCGTGGCATAACAGGTATTGAAATGACTGATTTTGCGATAAAACTGGAGGGGAAATGAAACACACGATCAAATATCGGGACGGCAAAACGGTGGAGGTCGAGGCGAGCAGCTTCGTTGAAGCGGTGGAAAAACATAAGTTTAATCTGGACGGCGCGAATCTGACCCACGCGAATCTGACCAACGCGAATCTGACCAACGCGAATCTGACACGCGCGAATCTGATCGGCGCGATTCTGACCGACGCGATTCTGGACGGCGCGAATCTGGACTGCGCGAATCTGATCGGCGCGATTCTGACCGACGCGAATCTGACACGCGCTGATATACGTTTCGCATCATGGCCGCTCTGGTGCGGGACGCGCAACGTAAAGGTAGATTGGGAACAGTTTAAGCAGCTTGTCGGGCATGTCTGCTGGTTGAACTGCGAAGACGAACGGGCAAAGAAGATACAGGAATTTTTGCTGCCGACAGCGAAAAAATGGAAACACTGGAAGGAATGGGAGGGATAAATGGACATATCAAAAACGGGGTGGGGCGTGCTTTGGCATTCCAGCAATCGCAATGGAGTGCAAAAACATCTAATCTGGTGCGATGGATGTTGCCTGTTGTTTTCGACGCGGAAAATGGCGAGAGCATTGATAAATAGCCATTACGGATATATTCGACGCCGTAGCGATTTACGGCGCGATCCGTTTGGGTGGCGGATTCCAAAAGCGGTGCGCGTCAAAATATCAGTGAAACGGGAGGGGAACTGAACGTAGAGAAAATAATCAAGGACGCGGGGTATGAGGATGGTTTTAAAGAACTGCTGTTCTCGGCGGAAGATTTGGAGAACAACTTGAAAGTATGCGCAACGCTAGAAGTTGAGGAAAACGACCACATCCGAGTCCGCGCCCTGATAGCCATTGCGCGGGCGGTGGCGAGTGAACAAAGCGAGACTGAAATCAAATGACCATCCACGTCCACGCGGAGATATACCGGCGCGTTAAGGCCATCGCAGATGCACAACACCGCACGCTGTCGTCAATCGTGCAGCAGGCACTGGCCGCATATGTCGGCATGGAGGGGATACCGCTGGAGGACGAGGTGATTTACGGAGAGAAACATAAAGATGAAGCTAAAGGATGATGACGGAATACCGACCGGCGCGGGGGATGCAATACATTTCTCTTATGGCATTCCGCCGGTGAAGGTTGAGGCGAGAGTGGTGGAACGGGACGGAAAACTTATCGCGCTTTGTCCGGGCCATAATCCGCCTGAAATGAACTTGCGGTCACTTAGGAATTACGTCTGCAATTGGTGGAGGGTGGAATAAAATGAAGGCAACGGAAATTAAACGGTTGGTGGACGAAATACTGGATGAAAACAGGCGATTGCGTGAAGTGATTAGAGAATTCTGTAACGGTCAGGCATGGGCGGATAAAGCATGGAAAGAGCAACCGCATATCAAGGCGCTGTTCGATATTAACAGCGAGGGTTAGTTGTGAATAAAATAACATTCAACAAAGAAGAAAACATAGTGTTGGAATTGTCGCCAACATCATTCATGTTTTATAGCAAACTGAAATTCCTGCTATTCAACGGAGGCGAGATCGTAGCGCTAAAAGTCAAGCGTGGTAACATCACGCAAACCATTGACATATCTGGACGTGCGGTGGTGGAATAAAATCTTGCAAGAGGCAACAAAATGAAAAGTGTAAAATATCTGGTATGCAAAAACGGCAACAAGATTACGATCAAGCGCAACAACCGTAATTATGATTTTGGAAAAGTCATTACTATGTGCGACACGCTGGAAAAAGCGAAGGTGCGCGCAAGATTAGAGCGCCTGTTTTTAAAAAATCAACGGAATAAAAGCGTTGTTCACGCTGATGAAAAAGGGGGAAAACATGACCAGCATTGACCCAGCCGCGCCGCATGACCCGGACTGGCGGGAGATGGAGCGCGAACAAGAGCGGCATCTTGAACAGGCCGATCACGACCTAGATTTGTATTGGGATGACGAATATGAACATAAACAAACGGAAGGTTAAACGTGCGCGCCGGTTGTGTCACAAGTTACTCAAGGATAAATATTGCCACCCGCTATACAGAGACTTCGACAAAGGAATTGATGTCGGAATACGTATTGCGGTGGCTAGAATGATGGTGTTGTTGGATGGAAAACGAAGGGACAAAGGATGAAAAAATCAAAGTTTGATCGGTGGTTCGAAAAGCAATATGGGAAGCGAGTGCGGAAGCGTTGGGCTCCGGTGTGGGGATTAGACGACGATCAGTTGCGTTCCCTCCTTGAAAAATCCGAAAAAGAAACCTGCGCTATTAGGGATGTGATAAAACATCGTCAATTGTGGGCCGCCCTGACTTGCGGCATTGACGCGCCATAACACAGACTTTACGGAAGTATGAAATGCCGGTCAAGGAAGGAAACAAAATGAACTGGAAACATTGGTTGTGCGTAGCGGTATCGGGCGCAATCCCGTTTGGGATTTACTGGTTGTCCGGCGCGCCGTTTGTGCGGGGCAAGGGCATGGCCGAAACTGGTTTTATTTCTATAGTATGTATGCTTGCTGCTTTGTTTATCGTAATACAAGCGATTGTCACAACAGAATTGTATAGTCGTGAAAAAGAGGAGGAAAACAAATGAACTGGAAATCGGCAAGCGATGTGGCGGGGATTAAACCGAATGCGCTCTATGCGGTAGTTCGGGACGGCAAAATATACAACGGAATTTGGTCTGAATTATTTACGGGAAGTAACCTAATCAATGCATTAAAACACCTTGATGACGATTGGAACATCGCAAAATACGCGGAAATCACAACGGAGGAGGAGAACATGGAAACGCACGTCGAATGGAAGCCGATTGAGGAATTGACGGAATGGCCGGAGGTGGCGGAAGGGCAAATAATCATAATAGCTAAAAACGGTTGGATATGTTGGATTGATGATGACACGACGGTAGATTTTATCAAAAAAACATACGGTCACATCCACTACGCAGTCATCAACCTGCCGCGCGCGCCCGAACGCAAGCTAAAAGCGTGTCCGTGGTGTAAAGTGATACCGTGTCCAATTGATCCGCTAAACGATGGGAATGTAAAATATTATCATATCAAGCATACGACAGATTGCCCGATACGAAACACGACGTGCCTATTACCGCATGATGCGGATAAATGGGGGTTGGAATGAACAACACCAAAACAATTAACGAAGTAGCCGCGCAATGGTGGGATACGCAGGCGCGGCGGAATATTGCAAGCGAAGGAAGGATACGGAATGCCGTGGAATGTTGTGTTTAGAAAAAGTGGAAACAATATATAGGAAAGGGATGGCCGATATGAAAAAATACGTGGTGTGCAAACAAGGCGGGCGGATCAAGGTTAAATGCACGGATCGCAACCATGATTTCGGCGAAATAATCACAACGCGCGACACGCTTAAAGAGGCCAATTTGTCCGCCAAGGTTGAACGGATGGTGTTAAAACATGTTGAACGTAAAATAAAAAACGAGGCGATGGAATGAAAACAATCCGATGCATCGACGGAATGTGCGGCGCGCGCGAGTGCCAGCGGTTCTTCCCGCGCCGTATCGCATGACCCACGAAGCTAAAGCAACATATTGGATGCTGTATGGTGCGGTTTGATCGTTAATTCAAGGTGAATACATCCAAAAAAATGTAAGGACTGGAATGGGTTCGGGCGTCATTAGCAATAAACTAAAGAGAAATAAAAAAAAATGAGCAAGCGTATGGATTCGAATGGTTTGACATTTACATGGAACACAAAATGTTCGTGTTGGCAATTCAGTCTTCCGCCGGTGGTGTCATGTCCCGGTATTCAGGAAAGAATCAAAAACCCACGATGCATATGTAATTACTGCTATGCGAAATTTGGAAGACAAATGCAAAACAAGTATCCTGCGGCACTGGTGAACGATAATCTTAAAACAGTGCTGAAGGACAGAAAAGGTTTGTTAAGGCTATTTGAAAAGGCGTTTGAAAGCCTTCCAAAAATGAAATATTTCCGATGGTTTGGATGCGGGGATATTATCAATTTTGATATGTTCTGTGTAATATTGCTTATTGCCGTAAAATATCCTGAGACAAAATTCTGGTGTCCAACGCAGACGAATTGTCAGGACTTAGGTATGGCAAAAAAATACTTCGGCAATCTTATCTTTAGAAAATCTACTTCAAATATTGGAGACGAAAGCGACGAGGAATACGGAAGCATGGTATTGCTTCCAGAACAGAAAACTCCAAAAGGATACTTCAGATGCAAGGGCGAATGTGATGGGTGCCGTAAATGTTGGAGCAATAAAGTTAATCATGTTGCATATCCGTTTCACGGTGACGCGACTTTGATGGCAAAATTTAATTGCGCAAGGAAGGTTCACGGATTCTAATTATGATTTCACCATATCCAGCGCAAGAACAAAAGATTGATGATATAGCAAAACATCTTGCTCCACGATTCGCCATACTCGACACGAGTAAAACAGGAACAGGGAAAACATATACTGCACTTTGGGCAGCGCGGAGGCTGGGGGTTAAACCATTTGTCGTATGCCCGAAATCCACCATACCTGTATGGATGCAGGCAAGCGATGATCTCAATGTTAATATGGATGACGTTGTTAATTACGAGAAACTGAGAGCTGGAAGTCACAAACGAATGTGGAGCAAAACGGCAACGTCAATTAGGAACAGAAAGAAGATTACTTCGTTCTTTTGCAAGTGGGTTGAGCCTCTACCTAAATTGGTGGTATTTGATGAGGCGCATGCATGTTCTGGAATGAAGTCGCAACTATCGACATTGATGATGCAGACCTTTTGGCAAAATATTCCTTGCCTCCTTTTGACGGCAACGGCAGCCGAGTCTCCATTGAAGATGAAAGCTATTGGACATCTCCTAGGGCTTCACAACAACATTGATTACTACAGGTGGATTGAATCGCTTGGGTGTAGGTATATAGAGGGTCGGGGGTGGAAGTTCTATGCCGGGCCGCAGGGGCTGCAATACATGGCCGGGCTGAACAACAAACTTGTTGAGGAAAAACGACTTGTGCAAATTACAACAGATGACTTGCCAAACGCCATAAACGATGGTATCATCATTCCAGAATTGCGTGATGTCAAAATGCCGAAGGAGCTTAGCGGCCTGAAAGTTGCAGACGACTTCACTCTTATGCGACAGTTGATTGAAGAAGCAAAAATGGATGTATTTATTGAAGATGCGGAAGAGCTGCTCGACGAAGGTAACTCTGTTATATGCTTCGTGAATTTCCACAAGAGTGTGAATAAATTAGCAGAAGCATTTCCTGATGCCGCCATACTTACCGGTCTGCAAAATCAAAACGAGCGCAACCAAGCACTATCAGATTTTCAAGATAATGTTGTTCAGATGCTGATAACAACCATTCCTGTCGGAGGAGTATCGTTAAGCATGCATGATATACACGGCGACCATCCGCGTGTCAGCTTAATATCTCCAACGTATAATGCAAATCAATTCATTCAAGTTTTGGGTCGGACGGTAAGGGTGGGCGGAAAAAGTATAGCAATCAGAAAAATAATATTCGCAAACAACACATTGGAAAAAAGCACATATAAGACGGTTCGCAGAAAGATAAATGCAATTGATACATTAACCGACGGAGAGCTAAACACATTCGAGGAAAAGTAAGATGATGCTGATTACCGACAAGATGATGCATTCAAAAATAGCCGAGTTTGCCGTTGGGCATAGAATATTCAAAATATTTTATAGTGGAAAAATAAAGAACGAAAAAAAGGGTGATAATAAAATTGTTGTCGGGGAGACAGACCACCTACGGAATCTTGTAACAATCGGGGATGGTCTTAGCTCTCAGGATAGTTTCAACGCATTCATACACGAAGCTCTTCACTGTTCGCTAGTTGTGCTTGGTGAGAACGAACTAAACGACAATGAATGCTTTGTTGAAAGACTTTCCACCATTATGTCTCAGGCATTGCTTACCGCTGAATTACAATAATAAAATCTTGGGAGGGATTTTTATGAAGTTTTTCTGCTTAAGGAACATCGTATCAAACGATGTGTTCAACAAAGTTCCATGGGATTTCAAATCAAATATTCCGGCAGATGTAAACGACAAGGAGGCTCGACGTAAGTGGTGGAAGACACCGACTACAAACCATCTGTTCTACAATATGTTTGAAGGACAGCACGCCAGCTTACGCATATCTGAAAACAATCCTCCGATCAAAATGTATGGATTTGTTGTTGACTACGACGCGACGATTACCCAGGAGATGTATGACGCGCCGGTATTCGACAAGATAAATATCCTACCATATGCTTGGAGCATGACGAGCGGAGGGCGCGGAAGAATGGTGTGGGTATTTGAACAGCCGCTGCCATTGCCAGACATGAGGATGACGACACAATTCCTGAAGATAATTGCAAAGGACTTGTCGCTCAAAACCATATGGCCGGGATTCGACGAAGCATTTTATAAATCAACACAGTATTACGAAGTCGGGCATTCGTGGAACGTGTCAACAAAAATCAAGGTTCCGCACGCAATAGTCATCTCGATGATGTCTAAGGCATGGGAGGCCATGAATAAAAAAGTGACACTTGCGTTGCCACTTGAACAGATTTACACGGAACTGGAACGCAAATATCCGAAAGAATGGGTCGGCCCATTCGAGCTTGGCTCAAGAACAAAAAGGTTTTGGGATAACGATGCAAAAAATCCAACATCGGCAATCTTGAGAGCCAACGGGTTTCAGTGTTTTTCTGGGCCAAAGGCGTTCGTAACGTGGGCTGAACTGCTTGGCGACACATTTGTTCGTGCTGCGGAAGCAGACCGTATGAAGGAAACCAGTGACGGAATATTCTTTGACGACAAAACATATTTCAGAAAAAGCGATAATGGTGATTGGATAACTTACAACAAAGAAGACATCAAGTTATACTTAAAAGTGCGCCTTGGAATAACGAATCGTGCAGCCTCCCAGCATGATGCGTCAGACCTTGAGCGCACGATGTGTTTCATTCAAGATGCGGGACGCATAGAATGTGCTATGCCGATGGTGCAAAACAAGCCGGGCCTGATATTTATTGACAATCGGCGTTACCTGAACATCAGCACAATACATGCGTTGCAACCAGCGCCGGACGATGCAAATATATCATATGCAGATTTCCCGTGGCTTGGAGATTTCTTCGAGAATTTTTTCGATGACAAATACCAACTTCCATATTTCTTTGCATGGCTCAAAAGATTTTACGAGGCAGGTTTGTATTACAAACCTTGCAGCGGACAGGCAATATTCTTGGCTGGCAATAAAAACAAAGGCAAGACGATGCTGGCTGATTACATTGTTGCGAAAATGGTTGGCGGATTTAGGGATGCTTCATCATTTCTAATGGGAGAGTCAGGAGATTTTACGGCACCATTCCTTGAGGTTCCGCTGCTTACTGTTAACGACACAACCGTATCGACAGACGAACAGAGGCACACACGATACTCTTCAATCTTAAAGAAGATGGTGGCCAACAAAGACTTCCTGTATAATCAGAAATACGAAAAGGCTGGCAGTGTAAAATGGATGGGTCGAATCATAATAACGTGCAACACTGACCCAGAATCAATGCGTGTTCTTCCAAATGTAGAGATGTCGTTGATGGACAAAATAATGTTGTTCAAAACATCTGATACGAAGAAGAATTTCTACGACGGATTTATAAGTAAGATCGATCAGGAGCTTCCGTATTTTTGTAGGTGGCTATTATGCTGGGCATATCCTCCGCACATAGTTGATGATGCGAGATTCGGCGTAAAGCCATTTCATCACAAAGAATTATTTCAGGCTGCGATGCAAAGCGGTCAGAGCCAAGCGTTCTTGGAGCTACTACAAATATTCATAAGAGCATGGGCGACTGACTATAAAAAAGTTTGGGAAGGAACGGCTGGCAAGCTCGCCTCCGATATGATGAACTGTCAAGCCACGGCACCGCTTGCATACAAATTTGGCATATCAAAAATGGGGTCGCTGCTTGGTCAACTGAGGGCGCGTGGATACCCGCTGATCAACAAACACACACGCAAGGGAAACATATGGGAGATCCCTTGCGATACAACGCTGCTTGAGTGCGGCGGCGTCAAGGAAGACGAGGGCGAGCCAGTCCTTAGTCTTGAGGAAGAGTCACGCCATACTTCTCCCATATTTCAGGACGGCGTGCAGCAGCCAGTTCGCGCACAATCGAAGGATCAGCCAGCATAGCAGCCTTAATCGTGCTGCCGACTCTTGGAAGTATTTTGCTGACAAAATTCTGTGCTTGACTGGGATTCATTCTGTCGAGCATGCCTGACTTGTTCATATGCACGAGTATGTTCTTCATCATGCGCCCACGATAAATGATGTATTGCTGACGTATGGTGTCCGTCATCGGGATGCCAAGTAGCTGCTCGGACGTGCTTACGCTACTCAGGCGCACGTCGTTTTTGGCGAGCCATGTCCATACAGGGTCTGATCGCAGACCGGTGGAAGTGAATCGGCCGATGTTGCTGGGCTTGTTCTTGTCCTCGCGCAACGTGATCTCAAACAGGGATGATATGGCAGATGGGCTGGTCAATCGTATTGGTTCGCCAAGCACGTTGTAGCGCGCCAACAGCACGTTGTTTTTCCATGCGGCTGGCATTGGAAGCTCACGCATAATAGCACCAAGTATTGTAGGGACATTTTCCGGTATCTCATACAAAGACGGGTCAACCGAGCGGTTTAATTGCTTGACAAAGTTGGGAACGATAAAGCCTGTTGACAATCTTGCAAAAAGAGAAGATACCTTTGTGCGCCTGACTGCCTCGTTCGGAGTAGAAAGAATTTCCATAAATTCTGACAAGCTATTCATGTATGTCTGTTCAAACAGAGCCGGAAGCGATCTGATCATTCCGTTGGTGACAGACGTTAGGTATCTCATCGGCGTCAAACCAAGAACTTCTTTCTCGCTTAGGGATGCATTCTTGTATTTACGAACCCCAATGTCGTAACGAAGGATGTCCATAATGCTTCCCAGAATCGTCAACGGAACAACGAGAGGAGTGTATTTGTAACTATACCACGTTTTACCTATACGTATGGATGATTCCTGAAATCCATATCCGCGACTTTCACGCAGCATATTTACCTTGTTGCGATCCTCGGAACCCTTTGACGTTATCTGGAAATTGTCATCGTCATCATCGTCTTTCAACATCGAGGCAAGTCCGGCTGCTGCTATACCCATGAACATTGTCATTCCGAGATATGCCTTCGTCTTCATGGTATCAATATCCATTTGAGTAAACTGCTGCTTAGAGTCTTCGTCAAGCATATTGGCGGCCATGTATTGCGCACGTTTCAATCCGACAACAGAATAGTCAAGACTCTGATTCACCACATGTCCGACAATGCGAACGAACGGCATGATGAATTGAGTGGCTGGCATTTTCTGTCTGCCCTCCATGATCCAGTTGGTCATCATGCCGATCCAAGTGTTGTCATACAGTGGGTCTTTGCCGAAGTTAAATGTGGCATGTCCTGCATTGCGTGCAAGCATCTGTTGTTCATCTGCCGACAAAAGATTGTATTGAATCTCATCAATGCGGCGATAGAACTTCATACGATCAACCGCTGACATTTTCTTGACAGCATCGGCGCTATATTCCGATGAACCAGTTGCCTCGTAGAACGCCTGCACTGCGTGCGCGTTGGTGTTGTCAATCATGTCAATATATTTTACGGCGCTCATCTTGTCATGCATGGTGTTCACGAACGATTTGAGTTCCTTCACACCTTGAGCTGTGGATAGATCATATCTTGATGTGCGGTGTAGGCGTGTGGCCAGTATGGCGGTCTCCGCGATCTCAACGTCAGTTCCGGTCAGTCCGGCCTTAACCGCCTCGCTACGCGCAATCATGGCTTGCTGTGCCTGATACGAAGCGTTTGCCATAACGGTATCCATGGCCGACAAGCTACGTCCGGCAAGGCGCAAGACCTTCCCGACTTTATGCATCCAGCCAACCTTGAATGGATTCTCCTCGCTGATTAAACGATGCTTCATTAAGGACATCTCTGATATGGATGGCCCCCATGCGACGTTCGTCTTCATGACTGACGGAAAGTCAATCATAATCGAGCTGCCCATACCCTTGAAAAATTGATTCATCGTGTGGATAAATCCGGTAATATCAAATTTTCTTCCATTAAGGCCAGAGTCAAGCATGTGAACTGCAAACGCTCTTGATGCAGTGTGCGTGAACGCTTGAAGTCCAGTGCTGATTGTGTTGACTTCCGGGGTGGACAGCCCTGACAGCAACAACGAGAAATACCATGACGAAAACTTTTCCATCTTGGAGTAACCCTTTACCTTGTTGATCTCGTGGTAAAAGTCACGCAGCATTTCACGGCGCTCCATGCTATGAAACCAATAATCTTCCTTGCTTCCGGCAATAATATCAACACCATGATTCACCTCGTTGCCGCGTCTCTCTATGTTGCGCGACAAATTGCTAAAGTGATTTCTCAATTCTTCGGAGATGCCGTCTAGCCCCATAAATGACGACATTAACTTCGCGGTCTCCGGCGTCTCCAGAGCGCCGAGGTGGATACGCTGAAGGATTCGTTCCATCATGTCATTGGCAGGGCGGCGGCTGTCCTGCGGCCTACCAAGGACGGCCTCAAGTTCGTGCTTGCGCGCCTTAACAAAGCGTTCGTTGAACCGCTTATCAATGGCATCGGCCATGCGGATCGCCAGAGGCTCGGGGACGCCGCTGTTGACGAGGTTGTCAACCACTATCTTGCGCTGAGACTCGATATACTTCCCGGTAATGATGTATGAGTTGTAGACCATCTTGCGCATAGTCAGGCTTCCCGTGCTGCTGGACTTAGCGGACATGGACATAATATCATTGATTGCTTTGTCCATGGTGGACTGAAGATATGGATTCCGCATGAACTCGCGAAGCTTGCGAGATTCTTTAATTGCAACAAGAACGGACGTCAATTCTCCGCGCATATTTTTCAATGATTCAGGCACGTTGAGATCGTAGGTTCCGGCAATCGAATCGGTCAACCCCTTAATAGTTTCGGAGATTAGCTCCTTCGTAACGTCCGCAAGATTGGCCTGCACCCCAAGGGCTTCCATAGTGTCAGTTATATTTTTCTTTTTAGATGGCGTATCTATGATCCCAACGAGGTGCAGGCCTTTGAGCATTACCGCGCTTGCATTGCCTTCAGCGGTTTTCGGTTTGATCTTTTCTCCAGCAACGCTTGATATGATTTTATCGGTAAGTTTTTTGCCTTCAATAATTGCGTCTGTTTCAAGTTTCACTTGTTGCGGAAGCAATTCTCTAAGCGAGTCACGAGCTGCGCTTACCAAGAAGTCGCGCAATGTGTCGGTCATATTGCACATGCCGGACATGTCGTCGGCAAAACCATTCGCAATTTGATCTATGGCTTCGTTAATATGAGCTTCGTTGAATGTAACGTCAGGGTTTTCGTCAATCATTTTTCCAACAAATAACTGCGATATATTGTGGAGTCTATTATTGGTAACGCCATCCATATTTTTGAACATTGCGGGGATGTCGGACTCATTGGCATGCTGCAAGTATATACTCATCGCGTTGCGCACGCGGCGTTCAGGGAACAGATTACCCATTAACGCTGCGATAAATTCCTGCGCATGAGGAGCCAAGTCTTCCATCTCGGACACCTGCATCTGCGCGTCGGCCCATATCTCCTGCGCAAGCTCGGCATTTTCGGCAATTGATTTTAAAAACTCGGACGCCTCGAACTGTTCGCGCATTGATGGAGATTTCTTCCCTTCCTTAACAAGTGCGCGTGTCTTGATGACATCCATCAATGCGGAGATGATTCGCTGGGCCTGTTGCTTCTCGTTAGCCGGAACAACTTCAGCAGTCTGCGGTGTTGCGTGTCTTTTGATTAAGCCGACAAGTCTGGATGACAATTGGTTTAGCTCTGAAACTTCGTTAGACGCATTGTCAATATCTTGATCTGTATTCGCCGTAATCGTATTCATGAACTCGGCCATGCTGCTGATAATACCGGCGCGATGCTCCATGATAGCAGCATCAATCATTCTTGACGCAGCCTCTTTGTCGGCCTGTGGCGCTTCCGCCCAAACCCCGGCGTGCTTCTCGATAAACGCAGCTTTGATCTTAATGAATATATCTTTATGTTTTGAAAGCGAAAGATTTAAAAGGTCGTTTGAGAGCAGCCCGTTGAACGCATGAACAGCAAAGCTGGTGGCGTCAACAGCAGACTGCTTGATCTTTTCAAGACCGGAGAAGAATATACTGCTCTCGCCTTTAGACTTCTTGTGCATAGACGATATTGTTTTCGGCGTAAGCTCTTGCGCGAACTTGAGCATAATATTGCTTATATATCCCGGCTCGGCGGGACTGGCAATATCTTTGATTGCGCCATCAACAATGTCGGTGAACCCGGACTCTCCCTGCTCCTCGACATAATCTTTTTCAATTTTGGTTATGTCTCCACGCTTGACCCTATCACTGAAATCTTTAATTAGTCTGCGCTTTTCCTTTTCTGGAATCTTGAGAGTGCTGTCAACAAGTATCTCCCGACCAAGCTCGGAGTTCTCGTATAACTCTTTCATCATTCCGAGACCACGGGAAGAGTCAGCGCCGACACTGGCGATCATTTCAATTATAGCTCTCGACGATTCCGCACCAAGTTTGGTTCCACTGCGCTCGCTAAGAGTAATTAAAACAGCAATTCGCTGGGCGTAGGTAAGGCCGGAGTCCATGATTGTGTCAATAATTTCTTCGGCCGATTTGCCTTTCATCCATTCTCTTCCAACCACATAATTATCTTCCGTGGTAATAGAAGTATATGTGAGATCAACACCGGCAGAAATGGCCTTGGCAAAACTTCCAGCTATGGCGGGGACAAGCAAGTCAATCTTTCCGCTTATCGCATGCTCTTTCTTTTTAGCTTCATCGCTGACTGTCTCTGCACCAGAGAATTTTTCCTGCCCGTCATCAAGCTCGTCAAGCGCGTCATTAAATTTGCGCAACAGAATTTTAAAACTATCAACGGCGTTAACCCTGAATCCTTCCTTCATTGTGCTGAGTATGGTCTTAAATTCAGACTTCATTGAAGCGATGAATTCATTTCTTGCTTTTTCGCCAAGCATTTCCTTCGCTTCCTCAATTGCAATCTCGTTACCACCAATAACTCTAGCCGCAAATTCAATAGGACTTAAAATTTTTTTCTCATCAATTACCGAGACGGTCTTCTCATCCACAATCGGCACTGCCTTGTTTCCGGCAATCACATCAAACAGATACGAAATTGTTGACAACGGCTTGTATGTTTTTGTGTATTCTTCTGCCGTTATCGTCTTGCCTTTTCCCTGCTTCTGATTGACGCGAACGGACGAACCCTCGGTGTTGCGCTCGAAGTATTGAGCCGGGATCGCGTCGAAAGACTTTGATCTAAACAATCGCAGAGCGCTTACCGGAAGAAGAATCTCTTTCATCTCGGCGATGCACCATTGCGAAAACTGCTCAGCATTAACATCCGTATTCGATCCACCATAACTGTTCCACCATTTAGCTGCGAGCTTCTTTGAATAGTAGGGTATGGCAACGTCTGACCAATGCTCAGCGACTCCAACAAGAAGATTCTTGTCTACAATCAACTGATCTTTTTTCTGCGGAAACATGCCTTCAAGCCTAACAATGAAGTCATACAGAACACTTTTCTTTGATTCATTCCCGCTCTTGTCAATCTCTGTGATCTCGGCGGTCTTTATGACATTCTCGATCGCAGTGGCGATAACCTTCTCTTGTTGCGCCTTGACCTTCATTAACGCGGTGTTGATCGCCATGGTGCGAATGATTGCAGAACTGGAGTCGGCCATCCATCGAATGTATCCCTCCGTGTTGACTTCGTATCCTGCGGCCCTGAGATTGTCCTGCATTTCAGGTGTGCTGATCGCACGCTCGGCACCGGGCAGCAGATTGCGTGCGTCAAGTTCTGAGTATGCGTCAATCAACTGTTGGCGCAGTTTGTCAATACGGGGTCGGATCGCTTCGTTGATCTTGTTGACGGTGCTCATCTGTCCGGCCATAAATTTGTCATAGCCGACAAGTCGTCGCATGGCATTGTAGATGGCGGTCTCCTGCAAAAACGGTAGCGCCTTGTGCTGATAAAGTTGCTGTTCAATACCACGGGCTTCGTTGACGTGCCGCCACATCAAGGCAAACATATCGGCAATCTGCATCAGCACGTTCCGTAGACCTTCAGGCAGTGAATCGAACATCTTACGCATTCCGCCACGAGCCTGAGACTCTTTAGCGACCGTCCCTTGCTTCGTATATTTCACAGACTGAGATGCCATCGCAACTTCAAGCATTCGTGCAAGCATCTCTTCAAGACCTCTACTCAGGACAACAGGAGTTGCGTTGCCGTTCTTTCTGGCAATGTCACGCTGTTTGCGCCATTCAGCAATTTCCTTTAAACGCATATTGGCGAACGTGTCCGGCTCACCGGTTAATTGCAATTTGCTTTTGCGCCATTGCTCAAATACATTTTGCGTTTTACCAGTAGCTTTGCTCGATTCCAATAAGTCAAACCATTGATCAACAGCATTGCTGTATTCAGGGATAGACATGAGCATCGAAACCATATGATGGAACATCTCGTGTCCAACGGTGAACGGAGATGCGTTCTTGGCGAGACTCATTATGCTTTCGTTTTTAGTTATCGCCGAAAGAAATCCTTCAACATTGTTAATCAATTCTTCTGGAGAGATTATGCGTCCGGTTTCTTTCTCAATACTCTTAACGGCATTCACAAGAACAGACTTTTTGACCTTGCCAATTGAGGCGGGAGCAATGTTGAAATTATTGATTACCGATTTAACAGTTTCAACAACGTCCGGCGCTTCTTTGAATATTTCGTTGAGCGCAACTTTTGATTCGTCAGACAGTCTGGCGACGCGATCATGTTTTGCAAGTTCGGTAAGCGTGACATTGCTGGCCTCGAGGTTGACCTCAACCTTCTGGTCTGTGTCAGGTGACGATGCGACAATTGAGCTTCCACCCGGGATCTTCGAGAAGACAATCAGTTCGCTGCCATCAACATTGATCTTGTCCCCTTCAATCACGTCATCGGAACTGGCGATCTTCGACCCAGCAGGCTTGCGATCAACATACCCGCCGGTAACAGGTTCTGCCGGAAACACCCCAGTAGGGCTTGGAATGGCCTTTAAAGCCATCGGCTTTTGGGCCGCAACAGAAGTCGGTTTGGCGGCGATTGTCGCGCCAGCGACAGGCTGGGGCGCCACGGCTGGCCTGAGGACGGGTTCTATGGGTGTGGCCACCTTGGCCTCGGCCTGAACCGGGGCTGGGGCTGTGGTGGCAGGGGCAGAAGCCGGGGCTACAGCGGCCACGGGAGTCACGACCGGGGCCGGAGTCACTGTCGGGGCGGCCGGTTCTTCTGACGGCGCAGGGGCAGGGGCAGCGGCAGGGGCAGCGGCAGGGACAGGCTGCGCGACTGTGGTGTCGGGAGTGGCGGTTTCGGTCGCAGTGGGTGCGGCCGGGGTCTCGGCATCAGGACTCACGGTCTGCTTCTGTTTCTGCTGATATTCCTGCCAAGCCGTAAGCACGTTTGGAGCAGTTATAATTTTGATTTTGTCGGCAGCATTGACTTCAGTATTACCAACAAGCTCGGACATAATAATTGATTGCGGAGTTTTCAATTCCGCCGAATTGTTGATCTTCTCAACTCCGGCGATGCCTTCGTGTTGCCATGCAAGATATGCGGCACGAGGAGCTGGCGAAACGAGAATCTTCAACATATCGTTATCGCTCATCTCTGGATTGTCATATCGAATTTCGTTTACAGCGGTCACGCCAATGCGTTTCTCTGCAATCTTTGCAACCTTCTCTGTGAATTCCAACTGATCGTTAGTTTTAAGTTTATTGATCTCGCCCAATTCTGACCCAGTGAGCGATGCCGTTACGTATCGCGCAGTATTTTCGTCAACGCCCATATCAACCATTGAGTTGAATGTTTTGCTGATTTTGGCTTGACGAATTCCGTGACCGGCGGCAGTCGGCAATCCAAGTATCATTGAGGGGCCAATCGCCTGAACCATAGCGTCGAACCCGCGTTTGAACACATCGGACACAGGAGTCGCCTCGACACCTTGCAGTGATGCAGCAATATTTTTGAACGATTCGTTATTAACTTCCTGCCAAAATTCCTCTGATGCTTCCGAGGCGGTTGAGATACCCCACTTTGTTGCCATCTTCACGACCGCTTGACTTATGCTTTTGGATATGACAGGCTTCGATTGCTTCAATATTGTCGGTAGGTGCAGCATCTTTGACATGCCGGGAACGATCTTCTTTGTTGGCAGATAGTCGTTGATAAATTCAACCGCTGCGTATGGCGCAGCACCGATGGACGCCCACTGCTTTGCGCGTTCGTGATCAACACCCATCTCGCGCATGTCGCGATACAGACTGCCCTTGCCCTGCAAATAATACGGAGCAGCACCGCCAACGAATGCTCCGGTTCCTTCCAAAGCAGTTACACCAAGTGCTTTGGCACCATGACTCACAACAGCTTTGCCGAACAACCTTGCCATGAATGCGGCACCAACAGCAACTTCGTCTCCAGGGATCGGTGTAAGCGCGGCGATACCAGTGGCAACCCCAAGACCAACGACCGAGCCTGCAATCTTTCCGCTCATGGAATACGCCATCCCAGCGGCGGAACTTGCGGCACCGTAAAATGCCTTGGAAAAGAAGTTGTCCCCCTCGATCGGATTGATGGCGGTGGCCTTGCGATACACGTCTTCGTCCGCCTTGTATTGAGCGTAAATGTCAGTGTCGGATGCAGCGGCCTGCGCCATGCGCCAATCCATTTTCATCTGGTAGTCGCCAGCATGGAACGAGCGAACCATTTTTTTGAAGAAGCCCCATTGGCTTGTCGGATCAACCACCTGCATTGTTGACGGATCAACGCCTTGATTCATCAACGCTTTCTGTATATCCCAAGACATGACATTTTTGTGTGGTTGAGGTGCGGGAACAGTCTGGTCTGTTTTGACTGATTCAACACTTTGCTCAACAACAAATCCGTCTGGAATTAGTTCAGACTTTTTCTCAACCTCAAAGCCTTCTGGAATTTTATCTTCTTCTTCGACGACAAAGCCGTCTGGTAAGTTATTCATACGATTCCCACTTGCTGTTGCGACGTATAAGACGTTTATTTGTCTGCTTATTTACTATCACAGTGCCTTCCGCAACAACAGCATTTGGCTGAACACTGGAATTAGGTGCTGATTGAACAATAGGCATGCCGTCATCAGGTGCTACGGCAAATCCAGCCGCAGCAAGATTGTCCTCGTCCTCTTGGAGCCAACCAATTACCTTGGTGAGAGCATCTGATTTTTTCTTTAATTCAGATGTTGGAGTATTCTTGTATTGATCAGCAATTGCCTTTTGCTCCAAGCTCAATTTATTTTTCTCGGAATGTGTTTCCGCAACACGTGCAGACATTTTGTCAGGGTCTGAAACCATTCCCTCTATTTTGGTCGCCCACGGGAGAAGCTTTCTCGTCATCCATCTTTGAATAGGGTCTTTAGATGATTGTGCAGATGCGGCCTTAGGATTAAATTCTGCGTATATTTTGTTTGCGGCAGACTCAGATGCAAGTCCGAACCAATCAATATCACCAATACCGGACGCGGGTTGTGTCACTTTCACGCCGTTGATTGTTTTTGTTATCGTTTCGACAAGAGGGGTTGTGCCTTCTGGCGGGACAAGATCGGCTTTAACCGCAACAACCTGCTTGCCAACGATCTTATCATACCCGGCCTGAACCTGAGCCAGCATATCTTTGTTGACCCCGTTCTTTTTCAGCAATCCCATGAACTTTTCAGGGTTTGCAGACTCAGCGGTCATACGTGCGAAATCATCAACATAGTATCCAGAACGCAACCCGCCAATGGCCGTCCCGAACGGAATGTTAACCGGACGTTTTGAGACTATGAATGCATCAAGACTAATCCCCTCCTTGGAAGCGGACTCTCTCACAAATGGATTTAATTGATTCGCGTTAGATTCATTTACCGTTACGGTAACAGGCACGCTCGACATGGCCGAAGAATAAACTTCTGGATGTAGCGATGCCAGAAGTTTTGATGCAGGGTTATCGGGAAAGGTTTTTGTCGCCATTGATATTCCCGAACCATGCGGCTCCATCATCGAGCGCACTTCTTCCAGCCCGTTCAACTTGTCGGCGGCGGAACCCGGCCCAGCAGCATTGCTCAACGCAGATGTTGCAAGAGGCTGCACCTTGTTGGCAAAATACCCGCTCTGCAATCCTTCGCCAATGCTGCTCGGAGCGTAATTCATGTTCTGTTCAACACGAGTCAAACCAGATGTGTAGCTAAACATTAAACCATTCTGCACGTTGTTAAGATATGCCATATTGGAATTCATCGATTGACCAAACAAGACATTCTGAAAATCCTGCTCTGCCTTGTCTTTCTTATTCCTTATGCGCAATGACGTCGTCTGTTCTCCGATGAATTTATTCTGCAACGCTGTCGTTGCTTCGTCGCGAGCATTAGCAGCGCGCTGCAATTGAATTTGATTCACGGTCTGCGCCATCTGCAATCCGGCCTGCACGCCAGACGCCAACCCCTTCATGGCTTCCGCTTGCCAACTGATCGGCTGAATCATTTCGGGCCGTTTTCTATCCATACGCTGTAAAACCGGAAAGCTCATATTATATCTCCTTTACCCCGTCATTGCCAATGCGCCGCCAGCTCCTACGGCAGTCCCAAAAAGACTGGCGATCGCGCTATACATAGAGGACTGCTCAGAAGAATCTGCCTGCATTTGCGCTGTTTTGTAATTCCATTCAAACGCCTGCTGATCCAAATTATAATTGAGATTACTCAACGCAGCAGCATAATCCATTTGCTGATTGCTCTGTTGAACGGCCAGTCCGTTGCTGGCGTTGAACCGCAGGAAGTCAGAAATACGATTTACATTTAACTCCTGATTACTACGCAGCATCTGTTGATTAAATGTTTCCAGACCGATGCCGATTTGCGATTGCTGCGCACCTGCGGCTGCCGCAGCGGTAGGGCTCATCGTGGTGAGATTGAGCAGGGTTGATCCATATTGGGATGCCAGCGCCCCGGTGTCGGCCATCGTGGGGGTCATAGTTGGTGCCGTCAGGCTCTTTGTCACACCCATCAACGTATCCATCTGTGCTTGCCCTTTAGACACGTAATCAATGGATGACAGTCCGAGGTCACGAGCGGTAAGATTGCGTCCAGCCTCGCCAAACAAACCGCGACTCATTGCTTGTTCGGACGATCTGGAAGCAATCTGTTGCTGCGTAGATATAGGTAGTTCGCCAGACAGCATGTCCTGAACACTACCCTGATAAAGAGCTGCGGTCTTACGGATGCCCGGCATCGCTTTATCGAGGCTAATATCAAATTGCTGCGCCAAAAATTCATTCATCTTGCTCGTCTCGGCACGAGAGAGAGCATTTAGCATTTCAGTGTCTTGTGCGGCCCGGCCATATGCCATATCAAGAACTTTCCCAAACTGCTGTTCATTCCAGTTCACGGCAGTCAACGCATCTTCCTGCCAATTCGGCATAAGCTCAGCAATACGTTCGTCGGAGATCACCCCTGAAGCAGGATCAATCAGAGTCTTGGCGATGTCTTCGTCAGACACAGGTTCAAACGGAATCAGGGTGGAAGAAATTGGAGAGGCAGACGCAGCGTCGCCTCCGCCGCCAGAACTTCCGCCGCCAGAACCTCCGCCATCAAACAATCCGTTTAACTGATCCCACAAAGCACCAGGAATAGTATAATCGGCCACGTCTTCTGCGGCATTAACAACATCACCCATAACATCATCAAGCCAACTCATGGTATCCTCCTTACATCACGCCTTCAACATCACCGGGCGCAAAGCCGGGAGCGAAGTCAATATGCATCGTCCCCATGTTTTTTCTTTCAATCTGTTTGAGATAGTATCGTATAGCCATCGCCTCAAATTGTTGACCTTTCTGTATTTCGCCAGCATTATACTGATTCATGGCCTGCATCATTCCTTGCAATGCAGGAATATTTTGCACTAACAATGTATCACTGTCGTCAAGAGCTGGCAACCACCGAAGTCGGGCAAGGGCAATTACAGTAGTGGTCGAGGTGCTTCCGCCGGTAATAAAGTAGCGGCGATACGACGGCAGCTCTTCATATGGATGGTATGTGGCGATGTCATATCTGGACGTTGTGTCGTCAGGATCATACGCCGAAAGATAAACATATCCGTTTGTTTGCGGCTTGACAACACTCGTAATTGTGCTGAACTTTTTCGTTGAATATTTTGGAACAACATTGTCGAGTTCGATTGATTCACCAAGCTCTCCGTCAACAATAACCTCCTTGCCATTCTCGTCGTTCCCGCGAATGAGTATTGTCGAAACATCCCCGTCAACATCTTCATTAACATCGCACGTTGCAAGAATCTGGCGAGGGATAATGATGTCAGTGTGAACTCGGAATCCGTCACCCATATCAACCGGAATCAGCGCGCCCGAAGAACTGAATTCAAGACTGCCCGGCCCGCCTTCAAGAAATTCATACCACCGATTCTGTATGGTGACTGGATATGCACACGCATTAAACTTAATCAATTGCTCAACCTCACGAGGGAGCGTGATACATCCATTGGTCACGCAGAACCGCATACGACATGTCGAGGCATCAGCCGGAGCTTCTGTCATCAATCGCTGCACAGCATTGTTGATGCAGTCACGAACGCGATCGTCTTCGGGGCAATAACCACTATCAGCAAAGTTGGCGAGAACCGTTCTTGCATAGCCTAATGTAATATTCATGTCCAAAGCTCCGGTGGTGTTCTGCGTTGACCGTATGCCGCCCAATTAAAAGTCAGCCTGCGCTCGTCTGTTGCGATCACACCACCCTCTTCCGGCGTTGCGCCACTCGGAACAATATTACCAAACCACACCTTGAACCCTGTCACGTAATGTTCAAGCGGATTGGGCGCTCCGGCAACCAGTGTGTATGTAAGTTGAACTAAAGGCCATGCCAAGTTCTGGGGATGGGTGTCGGCTGGTATCGAGCCAGTCCAAGCAAATTCAATGAATATAACAGGGTCAGTGTATTCAGCCCCATTCATCCCAAAGTAGTAACCGAAATTTCTTGCAAATTCAGCTTTAGTGTAAGAAGGGTATGCCAAGGCAGGAATTGGAGGATTGGCTGCTGGTTGCCAGTCTTGCCAAAATATCAGCATTGTATTCCACTCCCCACACGTCGGCCTTGACATTATGGAATACCATGGATTAATTGCTGATTTATCGCTCCATATATCCCCAAGACCTAGTCTTAGCCCCATGATATGCGCTGGAAAACAAAATGCCCTATACTTATCTGGTGTTGCAGAGAAAGAACCGGCAACCGACGGATTGGCTATGACACTGCCTGTAAAATCAATAGTGGCGTGGGCAGGATATGTATCTGGATCGGGAACTCCTTGGGATGCAGGAATGATCGCCTGAGCGGAACCAAACATCCAATTTGAATTTGCGGAAAGTTGCAAAGCGCGAATTGTGTGATCCAACGCACCCTGACCTTTAACATGTGTTGAATCGTAAAGAGCAGACACTTCTCCCTTAATAAGGGCCACAGCATCTTTGTTGACATCGGTGGCGGCCTTCGTATCATCAATATCCAGAGCAATCAATTCAACCTCATCTTCGATTGCTGTAAGGGTTTCAAATTCTGGAATTGCAGCAATCCACCTACCGTTTACCCAATGCCAAACCCCGCGCTCTATTTCGTCTTCTCCGGCCACCTCGTCTTCAGGGCCGGTTGGCTTTACCCACGGAACGGTGCGGAGACTTTCGTGAGGCTCATGCACCTGACACACAACAGGGGCAAGAGTTTTCGTTTCGCCCATATTGACATTGACAAAATTAGGGAGCTCGCGAATATCTTCGGCAACAGTATCGTTATACTGTAGGTCGGGAATCGGGGTATAAACACGCAACGGCAATTTAGCTATTACAGGATCACTCATTATAGCGGCGTTCCTTTCACCATCCACATCGCGCTGACAACTCTGGGGGCATCAGTGGCGAAAATGTTATATCCAACAACGCGAACTTTCAAGTTGGTTGCATCTGACGTAACTTCAATACCATATCTAAACGGTATGTTCGGATGACTATCTGCCGACAATGTTATGAACCCAACAAGGTCTTCCCCGGCATCAAACGGAGGGGTGAAGTTATACCACGAACTCCACCACGCCCCAACAGTTGCAATAATTGAAACCCCGGCAACAGAACCATACACAATCCCGCCATACACAGCCGCAGCTCCGTCGGCCTTGTCTTCCGCAAGACCGGCATTCGTGCTTGCAGCATCGGCTTCGGCCTGTGCCGCCGTAGCGAATTCCTTGGAGCGATCTGCATCTGCCTTGGCAGCTTGCGCTGACAGGGCTGCGGCATTGGCCACTTCTTCCGCATCTTTGATTTTCTCAAGCAGCGCCTCGGCATCTACAGGCGAAAGATTTTCCCACGCACCTGAAGGAGCGGTGAGAGGGTTCCATGCATACACACCCCTATTCCCAACACCATCAGAATTCGGCTTGAACCACGGCTTGTTGCGGTGCTGTGCCTGCGGCTCCGCGTCTCCGACGTTGACCAAATCAAGACCGCTTGGAGCTGTGAGCTCCACGCTCAACAGTTGCGGCAGGGCGCGTATCTCTTCGGCGCGTGACGCGAACGCCAAATCGTCTGCAACGGGATTGGCCACAACGACAGGTCTCATAAATGGAATCATACCACACCTCCAACAACGTAATCGTAATCATCAAACCCGGTAGCGCTCTGCACCCTGCCCTGCGGTTGCCGACACGCAAGGTTTTGCTCTTCAGGCATGAGTGTAGCAAAAAATAGAGCGCGGTCAACCTGTAATCCACCGCTCCACTGGATACAGAATTGGAACTCCGAGGATGTCATCAAGTCCTGTCCGGTCACGCTGTCACATTGTAGTCGCGGAATACTGATGCGCTGTTTGCGACGATACTGGGGCCATGCGTTTATTCGCTCGACAGTTGATGTAATAGCCTCAACAGTGAATGATCCGCACAGCACCCATGCAGGATATCCGACTGGTCTCGCGTATAACGTGATGATGGCTTCGGAATAAATATTTGAAATCCAAATATCCATGTATTCGAGACGCTTCAGTGCGGCACGAGCAGTCATCACTTTGCCATACGGGCCGGTGACTTGCTCAAGTCCATACACAAAATCAAACGCTCCGGTGTAAATACGAGAAACTGTTTTTGTTGTTCCATCAATTCCCTGCTTATCCGAAATTGACAGCAACTTCATATTTCCGTCAGCATCTCGTGATATTACTATTGGCTGCGTATCACCTTGCAGGTTGCCGGACACGATATGCAAAAATTCGTAGCCAGTCCATATTCCGTTGAACACAATGTTCTGATTCAAGCCTGACGCATTAACCGGAGACAGACTGACGATACCTTTGAATCGAACCTCTTCAATTGGCTCGCGCATTTCTTCCTGACCGGCATCGAGAACGAGTCCATAAGGATCAGGATATGCGATTGTCTTGTTTGGCATCTCTTCCAACTTCGACCCCTTCCACGCTTTTGTTAGAAAGTAAATCCTGTTGTTCGCATAGCACATCGAAGAATATTCCCAAGCCCACTGCGCACTCTCGGCCCATACCTTTTTTATATTTTCCGACAATGTTCTGTTCTCGAATATAATTCCACTTCCAGCAACAGTTGATGTGGTGTGACGCAGACTTCGCAGTCCATCGTATGACAGAAACATTAAATCGTTATTGACAGATTGAATTGCATCAGGCCCGGTCGCCCCGTTGGTTGTAAATAAAATCGTGCTTGTGTTTGTGTTAAGCCATTCAGATCGAGGATTCTGAACTGCAAATGCACTCACACCATTATCGCACAGAACCAATAATGAGCCTAGCCCCGTTCCTGTCATCGCGTTTTGTAAAAACGTAAGAGCTTTTATTTCGCCCATCTCGGCAGGAACGGCCAACACTCCACCCTCATTAATGTATTGTATCTCCGTATATTTCAGCACCGACTCAGAATCTTGCGATTGAAGAATATCTCCGGCGAGTAAATATTTTCCACCCCACACAACGAATATACGGCCATGTCCGTATGCGGTTGCCGTCCCGGCTGGAACTTCAGGCATCTCGAGCGTGCCGACAGAAACCATTCCATGGAACACTGATTGGGTAAGCGTGCGCACATTGTCAAATCGCTTCATTCCATACTGAACCCAATCTTTCACCTGATCGAATTTTATTTCATACGACTCGCTTACCTCTCCGTCCGGGAATCTTTCAATCTTGGTTATAATTCCAGTTTGTGTAGTCCCATCCCTGAATCTTACCGTGCAATAATCACCAACTGAAAGATTGTCAACCAAGTCCTGCATGAATACCTGCACGCGATAGCTCTCCGTGCTGTAAACAGGGTCAACCGCAACAACCCCTCCGGTGGTGGTAACAACTAACTGAGCATTAACGCCGACCTCGCCCTTGACATCCGCCCCTTTGGAACGGCGAATCGCGCGGCCATTCAATATCCACGGAGGATTAACTCCGTCCTGAACAAGCATAAAATGTTCGACCTGACAAAACCAACACTTTGGAGTTGTCATGTTGACATGAGGAATATCGTTAATACTTGCGGCCCATCCATACAATTCAAGTTCGTGCGTTGCGAGATTTATCCGCCACAACAGTTGGCCGGACACAATAACGATGTAGTCCTGTTCTTGATATTTATATAAACTTGAACCTTGAAATATTCCATCTTCAAAATACTCCATAGGGTCAACATCAACATCATCAATATCTTTCCATGCTGCTACGTCAGTCCATATCGGAAGCTCGCGAAAACCCGGCCTCGTCTTGGCGATCCCTGATGTAAGATCAATGTTTACCGCTCTGGACAGCTCGGTGTTCTCCAGAAGTATCGGCTCCACGGATTCATTCATCCCTTTGCCAACTTCAACAAACCCATCGGCCAATGTATTTGTTAATCCCATATCAATACTTTATAATGTAGTTAAGCAGCATATGCTGCGGTGATGTTTCGGAATCCCAGCCAGTCGTTTTGCTAACGGTATGGGTGTGCAACGAGGTTGCATCGCTGGTTTCTCCGCTATGCGTATGGCTTCCACCATCAGCGGTTGTTGCTGTATGCGAGTGAGCGGCATTATCGGATGTGATTGCATGGTTGTGCGCACCGGCCGCATAGAGTTCATGTGCGTGGGCCAGCGTGGGCGATGTTTGCAAGGTGGCGGAGTAAACGTTGGGCCTAGTCAGAAAAAACATATTGTTTGTTGGGTCAAGCGTTTCGTATATTGTTTCATTGCCAGCATATGGAAGCGGAGTCGGAAGACTCGTTATCGGAAACGCAGTAATAGGGCTGCTATCTGTTCCGAACATGTAGTGCGCATGAGAACCATTGTTGCCGGTAAGAGTATATGACGGAGCAGCACCATGGTTATGATTAGGTTCGCTGGAAACAACTCCTCCGTGACCATGCGCGGCATTCGCTGCATTCACGGTCACTGGGTGCTGATGCGCGGCCACAGTTGTTAGACCTCCGCTGGCAATAATATGACGGTGGGCAACACCACCGGAGGCGGTAGGAATAGCGGCGACATTTTGCGGGGCAGCAGTTTTGTTGACGAACGTTCCTCCGACAGCGCCGAGAGATGCATCGTATCCACGAACGAATTGCTTTCTTAGATCAGGAACATTGAATACGTCGTCGGCACCACCATACACATATCCAAGCACTGCAAACAAATCTACATATGTAGTAGCACTTATCTCCGAACCGTCACAAAGAAGCCATCCGCCGGGCGCTGCTGAACCGGCGTAGGGGACAACCATGCCGACGATGTCGAGTGCAGCCACAACAATCTCCACTGCATCAACTCGCGTGCCAAGGCTGGTCAGCGACGGGTCAACCGTGGCTGCGCGCCACGCCTCAAGCACATCAATGCGCAATGTCTGGCATGCGATTAAGTCTTCCGTCTCGTGTATGTGATGCATCTGAACAACTTCGGTTCCAGTCGGAAGAGGGGTGCGCACAACCAAATGCGGAACCACTAAATTTGGATTCTGCCTATTGCATATAGCCGTCATAATTTACTTCCTTTTTACGCCTTTCCTTGCGCCAACCTTTTCTGAATACATGCCAGCAGTGCAGAAGCAATGATTAATCCTTCCGTCTTCATGCCAACACCTCCGTCAAAGACCGTTCGCGCCATCGTTTGACGACGGTTAACGGTGTCGGGTTGGAGTTTCCCAACACATCGAAATTGGTGCCATCACGGTATGCCCGCATGATTGATTCCGTGCACCAGTCCGCCCATTCCAACCCAGCCGCGCAAGGTAAAATATCACCGACCAGCGCCTTTAGAATCAATCGCGGGTAAGCTGGCCAATCGTAGGGTAAGCCTAAACGATTGGCGACCCACCACGCGGCCGCCCGCTCTTGCTGATGCCGGGCGCACCGCGCCGGTTGAAACAGTTGCAAATTCCACCGGCGGCCAGCAGCAATGTCGTCTTCATAATTCGCCAATGCAGTCAGCTTTGATCGCGGCGACACCACATCCGCAATCCAATATTGATCGTCCCTCTCCACGATCATGAATGTGTGCGTCGGACACATGCTCCACGGAAGGCCGGTGATATTGCGATATGCCCGCCCCAAAGCAAGCTGAATCAGAAACGGCAATAAACCGTTGCTTGAAACGTTGCCAATCACACCGGGCCAGACTTCAATCCCGCACAGTGTCGTTTGGCCATTGATCAATTTTGGTCGTGTTCTCATTTTATTACCGTCTTTGCTGTTTCACCGGCGATTTTTCCAATGGATTCCGCAGTCGCAGTGATTGACGTTTCGTCGGAATCACCGGCGTAACCTTGGATTTTCAGCGTCATGTTTGACGGATTGGAGGCGCCTTCGATCTTCGGAATTTTCACGTCTTTGCAGCACGTGCCGATCACCACTCGGCCGCATGGTGTCGGAATGCAGTAGATCGCGCATCCAGCAGTTAGCATCAGCATGACAAACATCGCATATTCTTTCATCATTTCACCCCCAAACGATTTTCTTGACCACGCCCCGGTTGCCGCCCACCGTGTAGGCAAAATATCCATTGGTGGCCTGCGGATTGATGGCCACGCGCACACGGAAGCAACTGCCACCGACTTCCGTTGAGCCGTCACAGGTGCCGACATGGACAACTTCCCCGCGCATATTGGCTGCGTAGAGGCTGGCCGGGTTGTCGCAGGCGAACCAGATTTTGTTGTCGGCCACCTTCGCGTCCATGATCTTCTCGCAGGGAAGCTCTTGCAATAGACCTAGGTCGCGCTCCATGATCTTGTTGCCGATGGTGTATATCAGCAGCCCGTGAAATGACACCACGCACATGCACGCGGGCGCGTCAACGAACCGGCCATTGCTGCACGTCAGTCCGGACTTCGTTCCGTCCGCCATGGCCCCGTAAAGCGCGCCTTCATGCTCGACGGCGGCCATCACAATGCCATCGCCGGGTAGCACAATGCCAGTAGGTACGCCATCCACCGCCCGGCGCACTGTGCAGACGCCGCCATTGGTGTCAGGCACCACGGGCACGCCGCCCCACAACGCGCATGCGGTGGCAAAACGCAAGGTAAACGGTTTGGTCAGCGCCCTGCCGTTCCAATGGAACATACTACCGTTCTCGCCGGCCAGGAACACCTCCTGCCCAACCACCAGCGGGTTGCCGATGGTCTCATTTTCCGTCTGCTTCTTTTCGTAGTCGTCATAAATCTTTTTGTCGTCCAGATAAATGCGCGAGTATTTGCGGTCTGTGTTATGACACGTGCAGAGCACAAAACCATACTGCGTCCAGCCCATGCCGGACGGTTTCCAAGGCGCCGCGAACTCCATGGCCGTTGCGCCAAGTTTCGGCGTGCCGAATCCTGACTGTGATTTCATTTTCATATCATCCATCCTCCCTTACCGATTCGCCCGCCGCCGGTGACGAGGCATGCGCACATCCATGCGCAAGGTTTTTAGGTAGCTGTGGGCCACCAGCGGCGGGGTATAACAGTTCAAATTCCAATAACATATCATGAGCCTTTTCGCGTGTGTGACAATTCCAACATTCTACGTCCCCATGCATTGACGCTACGGACACCAAATGGCACACATCGCACGCTATGCGATACTTGCCGCGAGTGGGGTCTTCGCAATTGACAATGTGGAGCTTGTTTTCCATGATGTCAGTTCCTCCATATGGCTATGACAGACCCGATTCCAGAAATGATTGCCATGAGCGCCGCCCCGATAGATACAGCACGCGCCGGAGCATCGCGTAACTTTTCGATTTCCCTTGAATTGCGCGCGCCAAGCGAACACCCATTGCTTTTCAATTCGCGCAATTCGGCAAACACAGTCTGGAAGTCAGCACGATTTTCTTGCCGGTTGACTTCCGCCTGACGGCGTGAATCCTCAACCGCAGTTTGCAACTGCCCGATAATTCGTTGTTCCTCTGCCGTCATCTTGCCCCCGTTCCTTTCTTTTTATCCGCGTCACCGGCTCAATCGCGTTGTCGCACACGGAGCAGATGCCGTCGCATTCGTCGTCTTCAACCCGTTCGTTTGTTACCCGACACCTTTTCACTATTCCCTCCAAAACCATTTCCACCCGCGTTTGAAATCGGCCCATGCGGCAAGCATGTTTTCCAGCGCCACCAACACCATGCCTGCCGTGATCAATACGACTACGCCTATGCGTTCGATTGGTTTCATGCGTGCCTCATTTAATACGTTGCAGCAACGACACCACAAAACCAGCTTTCCGTTGATGAATTAGTCATGGTGTTTCCGGTATAATTTTGAATCGAATATTCAAAATAATCATTCCCGTCGGAATAAGAAACACAACTAACCCCGCCCCATTTTAGACTAAACGCGCCAGACTGGAGGACGAGAATCGTCGCTCCTGGCTGAACGAGCGACCCGTTCTTTTTTAGCCAATGAGTAATCTCGGTATTTGCAGAAACACTAACACCATTCCAAATTGACCCGCACGATAATACTACCATTCCTTTTTGATTTACAGTGACGCGCCCAGTAGATAGGTTGAATGTCACGTTGCCGTTAGATACGACCACCGTGTTGAACAGAACATTGGATGTTACCGCATGGTCAACACGCTGCGTTGCTCCGGATAACCGCAAAGCCCACGCGGTGTTTTTCCCGTAAACTTGTCCACTCCCAATAACATCCGTTACGCCCGTCACACTCCCCCCGCCCCCGTCAAAATTCCCGCCCGTCAGGGTGATGCCGTTCGTCACATACAGCGTGCCTTTAACCAGTGTGCTGTTGGGAACAGCGTTTGACACCTCCGACCCAATAGCCACGCTGTCGAACGAAGAGACCCCGTAATCCCCAAACCCGCCATACGCCCAGCTATTGTAGCCTATGGCAACTCCGCCATTATCGCTCTTAGCATTTGCGCCAACACTGGTTCCAAGATTGGTTCCGCTCGACCCGTATCCGACTGATACGCCATACGTGTCGCTATTCGCGAGATACCCTGCCGCCACGCCCCCTTCGCCGCCCCGACAATTACGCCCAAACGCCGCCCCGTCAGCGCCACCATACGCGCCCGACCCCACCGCCGTGCCGGACACGGCATTTGCATTCTTGCCAATCGCGACATACGCCGCATTGGTCAGCAGCGGCCCTTCGCTTACTTCCCGTATCAGATTCGTGATTTGAATCGTATGCGCGGCCTGCGTTGTGGTCAATCCATCAACACGATTGCTCACCGCCGCGCCCCAATCCCCGCGATAGGACGTTGCGTCGGTTGTGCCGTGTGGAATATACGCTGCGTTCGTGTTCCATTTTATTGTCACGTTTTGATCGGCAACAGTGAAGCTGTCCTCACTATCGGCCGTCACTGTTCCACCCGTGATGGCTGCGTTCGATAAGCTGGTAAAACTCAACAATGATGCGTAGTTGGTAGTGCTATCCGCCGCCGCCCAAACGTTGCTGTCCAGCTTGCCTGACACAGCCGTAGCAACATGCGCTGTAACACTCAAATCCGGTTGCGGGCCGCCAGCATCGGCAACAACGACACTGCTATCGGTGGAAAGGATGTTCGTGATCGTGCCTGCCCCGCCACTCGGAACGGTGAAAGCCAATATCCCCGCATTGGTTTCCACGCTCGCCACTGCGCCGGTAACGATGGTTGCGCCTTGGATATTGTTCGTTGCCAGAAGTTTTTCGGCGGCCGTCAGGTGTTGAATGTCCGCGCTCTCGTTGTTCGTGTGGGCGGTGAATGTGGTTTGCAGCGTTGCTACTGCTCCGGTTGCGGTAACGGCATCAACCACGGCTTGGTTCCAAATGTCGGTTTGCCCCTGCAAAACAAACACCGCGTTGCTCAAAAGCGTGGCAAGAGGATATGGATAATAGTTTGTCAAAATCACTTCTGTTTTGTTGCTGCTGTCAATGAAAGATTGCAACGGAGCAGTGTTTGTTTCAAGCACGCCGATCCTATTGGTTGCAATAATAAATGCGACATGCAACACTCCGGTCGCAATATCAAGAGCATCAACACGATTGCTTACACCAGCGAATGAAACAACAACTTCGTTCCACGCATTACTCCTATCTTCAAGCGCACCAATTGATCCGATCATTGACGAATGATCAAGAAAATTGCTTGCCACATGACTGTTGATGTAGCCAAGCAATCCGCCCTCTGCGGCAACAGCTCTGACGATTTCGTTGGCGGCAATGTTTGATACGGCTGTTACATTCTCGTCAATCCCATCCATCCGTAAGGCATAATCATTATGAAGATGATCTCCGGCTGCAACCTGAGTTACGCCTGTCCCAATACTGTCGCTCATGTAAAGATTGCTATATGCGTCGTATCTGTCAACATCAAGCGTTCCAGTCATGTCGGACAAATCATGTCCGTGCTCTCCAGCCGCAACTTGATACATCCCGGTTCCGATATTTCCATACCAAGCAAGATTGCTATACGCATTGTAAAACTCAACTCTAATAACACCAGAAGTAAAGTCTCCGACATCATGAGTGTGACCTATCAACGATCGGCCGAGTATCATGTAATACAGATTCGACCCGTCGAACTCAGGCCCAACAGGACGATAAATAATCTGGGAGTCCGCGCTTACCAAAAGGAATTTAAACAGGACAAACAGGAGCGCCGTCACCCCACGAAGTCCAATCAATGCGAAGCGTGGTGTTCGTTGCGTCATACGTTATGGCTCCATATACTGTGTTTCCACCAAGAATCGGATACATGATTGAAGTCCCGGCCTTCAACGTGACGCCGCACAACGTCGCATCGTTTGCGCCATCATTCAAAATTGAGCAACTGCGGGTTCCGGCAGGAATAAAACCGGACTCTCCAGTCACGCGACGACTGCACACCTGCGCATTTATTGCGGCAGGTTCAGAAATTGTTATTGTCGCAGAAGCGGCAATCTCACACGGAGGCGGACAGGATCCATTGTTAGGGTCAACCACATTGATTGTCACGGACGTCACTGAACACGGACATGCGCTTACGAGCATTTTCGATCTCCCGTTAAGCCGTGCTGGGCATTCGGCCCCAGCACGGCACGGCATTTTGCGCAGAATTTACGGGCCGATAACCTTCCAGTCGTTCGTGGTCGCGCCAACGGCCACCCACACGGCTCCAGTCGCTGCGTCGGTGCGTCCGATCAACATGTCGCCATAATAGCGAGGTGTGTATCCGGTGATGGTTGTGGCAGTGTTCGTATCACGACGCGGGGCAGCAAGAGTGATGGCGGTGAACACCTGTCCACCGACACTCTCCCAGTCGTCCGTAGTCGTTCCGCTGGACACCCACATATTCATGTATTCCGTATCAGTCCCGGACGTATCGGTAACGGTGTATTTTGCAATCAACACATCACCGAATTTTCGCGGAGCCAACGCGGGCGTGTCGCCAAGATTATCATTCACAATACGAATGTCAGCCAGCGAACCAAGTGCTTGGCTCGTGTCTCGCGTAATGCGTAACGACACAGGCACGGTCACAATGGTGGCAGGCGAATTCGTTTGCGTGACAACCAGCGATTCTGAATAATTTCCAACATCCAGATCGGTGGCAAACGTCAACGTAACCAGATACACATTGTTGCTGATCGTAACGGCGTTGGTTGACACAGTGAACACGTTGGTGTCGCTGGACTCAAACGTCACATACGAAACAGCAGCAGTGCCGCCGGTATTATACACGCGCAAATACGCAGCAGCCACAGTATCAGGCGTCCCTTGACGACTGATGGATTCCACACTCACAACCGGAAGCTGAGCCAGCACGGTGCCAGCAAGCATTACGGCCGCAAACAAACCAACAATAACTTTCTTCATCTGCTTTCTCCTCGTTTTTTTTATTAACCGAAATCCTCCCCTCGACTCCGAGGGGAGGTGGTTATCGCTGATGTTTAAACGTCAGATACCGACTTGATGCCGCCGCCTTTAGCAACCCAGTCATCGGCAGTAGCGAAGGTCAACTCATAGACCGGCGCGTTTGCATCCTTACTGATATATGCCGTCGCAGTGGTGTCATCAACGAATGTGACAAGCACGGCTTCCGGCACGTTCTTCAGCAACGTAGAGGCCAACTCGACATTCACGCGAGTGTATGTCGCTTCAGCTTCAGGGTTAACCGCAGAGACGCTTCCGGCAACGATCAATACGGCAGCAGCAGTCGTGTGAGCGGCAACGCACGGAGTGCAGACTTTCAGACACACACCCGGACAGCGCTTGTAGAACACAGCGACCGGCTTGTCGTAATACTTGCCGGGCTTCGCAGCGCTTTGGAAGCGACTGAAATAAAAGCCTTTTTCACCCAACGGGTTTTCACACCGATCAGGGAAGACAAGCCATTTCCAATCACCACCCCAACCCGGCGCGGTGCCAAACGAAGTGCCACCACCGGGCGACGCAGGGCCAGCCGGAGGAACCAAGTGAGTGAACACATCCTTCATGAAATACACGCCAATCGCATACTCGGCGCGAACGTATTCAGGATTCTTGACCCACTTCGTCCCCTGCAAATCAGCGTTAACTTCAATATACGGCAACACCCGCTCGAACACCAAATTGCCATCAGCGATCTCTTTGATGCGGAAGCGAGGAGCTGTGCGATGAGTCATGAAGCCGGTGCCACGCCACTGTTTGATGCTGCCGTAATTAGCGATCAGCGCTTGCGGATCGGCATAACGGAAGTCATCGCGAATGGTGGAGTCGTTCTCCAACATATCATCGAAGTCTCCGGGATGAATGATGAACGGAAACACCGGCTGATCGCCAGACACGGCAAGCGCGCCAGCACCGGCATCCAGAGCCATCATTTCATACCAATACCGGAAATGTCTGGCACTCAACGTGGAGATGTTCGTCCCTACCGGCACAGTCAATTCCGTGCTCGTCATCGGATTATACGTAAACTCAACTCCATCGGCCTGTTCAGTCCATACCACCTTGGTGCAGAAGTTGAGATACATCTCTTGGTTGAAATTCTCCTTGATGTTTAACGTGATCTCGGCCAAATGACCGAAGATCAGCGCAATCTGTTGAGAGAACTGCCAGTTCCACTTGATGTCATTGATACAGATGTCCTGCGTCCGGCGTGCGGTCTGATAGATGGTGTAACCCACCGTGTCGAAACCGTAACGAACCATGTAAGCATTATACTTGCAAGGATCAAAGCCGGGGTCATCCTGTCCGTTGGTTCCAGCAGCACGGCCCTTTTGCACTTGCTCCCAAGTAGTCAAGCCGGCCAAGTCGCCCATACCACCATGGAATCGTTTCTGGTCTTTCACCAAGCCTTCGCCTACGGTGAAAGCGCCCATCGAGATCAAGTCTCGGTATGGGTTGCGAGTCTGCTTCGTTGCGTCCTCGATAACCGGATTTAAGAATTCGGTGGCGTCGAGAAACATGCGATTCAAGTCTTCAGTGCAAAGACTGATCGGGTCTCCAAATTGGTCCATAATATCCCCCAAAGTTTAACGGCAAATGGATGTTTGGCATCCACGACTGTTCATGATAAGGCGAGGGAACCCAGTTTATACACCTCAACCAAGTCTCGTTTGGGGGAACGAAATACGCCCTAATATCTTGAGCGATAACCCGCAAGAGTGAAACGGGTGACTTACACTCTTTTCGCTTTAATTGTCCTTCTAACAAAAACCTGAAAAAATGTCAAGCATTTTTTTTTAACCGTCAGGAATAAATATTCTCTACTTGTTGGCCATCGCTCTCGCACGTTGCAGCAATGCGTTGGCTGCGTCTTCCGGCGTCATTGACTTAGGAACTGCACTGGATGCGGGCGATTTTCCACCACCGCCTCCGCCACCAACCGGCGCACGTTTACCGAACCGGCTCTGAATCTCAGTCTCTGCCTTAACTCGACGAGCACGCTCCATCTTCAGCATGTGCAGATAAACCGGAGCCGCAACACCAAGCATCATGGCCTGCGCCTGACGCTGTCCATCATTCGACGAAAACAATTCCTTTGCCAGCCCAACAACTTTTTGAACCAACTGATTGCGATCGGGATTGTCTTCGACCGCATTGAAAACGAAATGACCCTGCTCCCTAGCCGTGGCCAGTGCGCCTTCGAACAATCGTGACCGGGCCTGCTGCTCAAGCGCAAGCTCGGCCGTCCCGCGCTGCTGATCCATCGTTCCGCGCACCTCCTTGTGTTTGGACAGCTCAATGACTTTTTGCTTATGCAGCGCGTCGCGCTGGGCGAACAGCGTCAGCATCATGGGGGCGGCAGCGCCAGCCTCTTCGCTCAGATATTCGAGACGCTTCTTTAGTGGATAAGACATGGCGGTCTCAACCACTTCGTCGGCAAGTCCGAGTTCCTTCCCGGTCTCACGTATCTGGGTGTCAATGACTGTTTCGGCCTGCGAATACTTAGCCACAAACCGAGGGTCACGCTCAAGATCAAGCGCCCCAATCTGGTCTGACAGCTTTTCGATTTCCGTGTCCCTAGCCTTTAGCTGTTCCCGCAATACCTTGATTTCAGCAGACTGATCAACCGGAGTTTGCTTCGCAATATTTATCTGCTCGGTCAACTCTTTGATCTGCTTGCGCATCGCCGCAAATGCACGACCATCCTTACTGCTGGCATCCACCTCCGATTCGTGTTCAGGTTCGGCCGGTTTCTCTTTCTTGTCCGACAGCTTGTCAACGAATGCATTGTCAAGGTCAAGCCCATCAAATTCTTTCGGAGGTTTCTCCAAAGGAATCTCAACAGGCTTTTCATCTGCAATGGCGGCGACAGTCTTGTTGTCGACGGCAGCCTCCACTTCCGTCTTTTTGTCAGCATCACTACCATCCGCATTCGGAACCTTCAGCGCATTGCGCAGAATTTGTTTCCGCGTTGCTTCATCAATAGGCATCAAAAGCCTCCTTGTTATTGCCGGTTAATATTATTTCCCGGCCCCGCCCGACTGGACTGACATCTGACTTCCGTAATCCTCGGGAGGCATTTCAACACGAGCCTTCTCGTTTGTGAAATTAACCAATCGCATAAGCCCCTCGCACATCCCGCTCTTACGGGCATTTTCGATTGCATTGATTTCAATGGTCACGCCTTGCGTCCCAACCATCTTGATCGGCTGCGCGTTCTCGGCGATGATGAGCTCAGACATCGCCTCAAGAACGAATTTCGTCATCGGTAATTCACACCATTCCTGATACCGAATGAAGTTTTCACTGTTCTGCGTCAACTGCTTAACTTTGTCCATCATTATCTTCCTGCTCTTTCTTTTGTTATGTTGCTGCTGGTTTTGCTTCGTTTCAATCGTTTCAATCCACGCCCTCATCGTGAAGGGCGACTTACTGTCGCATTGCTCCCTCTCTTGCTATGTTTGCCGCTGTTTTTGCTTCAGCCAATCGCATTGAGTGATCGGCCTTTTCTTCCCTGATTTGATTCTGACGCAACATGTTTTCCCGCTTAACCGCCGTGTCCTCCTCTATTTTTCTGAGCGCCACCTGCATGTCTGGCGACATCTGCTGTTGCTGCGCTTGCTGTGCTTGCTGCATCTGTTGGCGCTGCTGGTCTTGCGCTGCCCTGACCTGCGGCTCCATACGTTTCACAAACTGCTCAACTTGTTTCAAGGACTCTTCGACTTTCTTCTTCTCGCCCTTACGAGAACTGTCCTTTGTCCAATACTGCATATGCTCTCCGACGTGCCGCATGCCTCGCATCAATATGCCGTAAGACTTGACGACATCGGCCTGACCGGACTCCGACGCCTGCATGAATGCCTGAATGATGCTGCCAAGCAGGTTCATGTGAACAGGAACATGAATGGCGTGCGGTTGATCAGCGCCAACAAGCGTGTCCATGCCCATCACGATCGCGTTGTTCTCAAGAGCGGCCACAGAACTTTCGCTGTTGGGAACATCGCGCATTGTGACCACCGGCACGTATCTGTCAACCATGCTGTGACCGACACGAGCGGCAACGAAATCACGCAGCGCATTGTTCTGACCAATAACTGGGAACCTGTCAGATATTGACAGCAGCTCCGTCGTGATGTCGTTCTGGGCAACAGCGCTTCCCTGACCAACAGCACGCATAGCGCTTAAATAACAGTTGTCATAATTCATGAACTCGGCAGGGACGCCCCGATCAATGCAACGCTGCCTGAATTTCTGAGCCTGCTCATACCCATCAGCATATTCAGGGTAATCCTTGTTGACAAGACGACGGAAAATTTCACGATGCAGCGCGTCGAGTTGCAGGTAGTGAATGTTGACTTGGGTTTTCTCCAGACGAGCATTCTTGATTTCCTTGACACTGATCTCGCGCGCAGTCTTGGGCGGGCCTGACTGGTTGTCCGACTGCCGCGTAAACGTTCCGGTGTTATTGTTGACCACGCCCAGAATGAGATCGCGCACACCGGATATTGATTGCATGTTTGGCATGAAATTCTGAGCCAACGGATTCACATGCTTCGGCAACATTGTGACCGGCCCGAACTGAGTCAGACTCAAGGCGTTCGGGTTGTCAGACGTAATGAGCAACGATCCGGCAAGATACCCGGTATTGACTATATGGTTGATGTAGCGATTGCTTTGTTCAATATGCGGATATATTTTGTGGCCCAACCCCTTCACCGACTTTATGTATCCGTCACCAACACCGGACAAAAACGGACATATCACATGATACATGCTCTCAAATTCATTCTGCTTCCTGAACATGAAATGCGTGCGAGCCTCGTCTTCGGGTATGATGTAATGCGTCACACCCTTTTTGCCGCTGATCTCGCGTATCAATATATGCACAACTCCAACCGGATTGCATGTCACATGATTTGCCGCATAATCATTGTTCTTGATCAGTTGCTGCAACGCCTCCCACTCCGGCACCTGTATGCGTTTCTCTGGCGATAGCCGATTCTTTTGCGCACGGAGAATTGCGTCCTTGACTTCGGCGGCATCCCAACCCTCATCCTCTGATTCAGACTTGTCTTTGTCTGTCTCGATCAATGCGTAAAGCTGGCCAACCTGCATTGTGTCACGAATCATCACCATCTCAGGTTCTTTGATCAGCGACTTGGTGTCGCTCGGAAACAAAACGGAACCAACTTTGGTCGCCTCAAATCTCCAGTCCCACTTGTCGCGCCAGTAAACCGGCCCGTGTCCATAACGCAACATTTCCAAAATGCTCAGCATGCGGTTGTAGAAATACTCAGGCCACTCGCGCAACGTGCGAGTGTATTCAGCCGCAATGATTCCGCCGTAATCAACCTCGTCCGGCACGGCAAGACCGCGATCGTCACGCACGCTCACGCTGATGAATGTTGGAACCTCCATATCGAGTTCCCAAAAGCTCGATCCATTCAAATCAACAATGGCTTCGCCCTCACGCCAGTTCACATTGCTGAACCCACCGAGCCCCAGATCGCGCATCTTGACCGGATCACGCGGAGGATTGCCGTCAAGTTGCCCTTGTATCTTCACGCGAAACGAAGACGCAATGCTGTCTTCATCACGCAATTTTAGATACAGATCACGCGCAGTCGAGGCGTCACTTATGCGCTCGGCCTTCGCCGAACCGCTCTCATTGATGCCATCAATCACGGACTCTTCATTGTTCTGTTTTTGCGTCGAGCTTGTTTCCATCTTGAATTCTCCTCCAACATTGTTCCGGGCTTCCATCTGCGCTTGGAAGGACGGTAATCGGCATGTTCACCATAGCCCACAACAGACATCCTCCATATTTGCATCCATGCAATACGCCTTCGTAACCGTTCCTCCTGTTCTGGCCAATCCATGAAAATACCCAACCATCAAGTCCTCTGCACGTCAAGCATCCAAACTTTAAATTGCCGGAACAGTGCTGGCATATCTCCGACCGCTCCACAGTGATCGCGTTGTCAACGAGCGGCCGACCGGCCTTAACCCATCGCTGCAACAACGCCTGAGTTTCACGCTCGACATTGAACAACCGCATATCAAATCCCTCAACCTTTGAGACTCGATTCAGCACAAGGTTATCAGGCAGTCGCCTGCATATTTGATGTTCGACAATTTTCGCGGTGTCACTCGATACTTCAAGATTGTTCGCCTTCCTGTGCCTGACAACCATATCAACAAGTCTGTCAAGCCCACTGGCCGAACACACCTTCTTGGTGTCCTCGTCTTTGTACACCCACCCACCGGCGGGACAAGCAAATTTGCTCTTCAACTTCTCATACTTAATTGTCTCGACCGGCATATGCATCCTCCATGTTCACGGCGTAAGCCTCGTCTTCATTGTAGTTGACTCTCCGCGCCATCTGGTGATAATCACCGATGGATGTTGTGTCAACATTCAATCCCGCGACAACAAGTTGTAATCTCTCAACGGCCACCTCCACTGCTATCACCGCAGCATCTGCGATGTCTGGCGAATATCCGGCACGAGCCTTCATCAATGGCTTTGGTTCCACCATCAACGGCGTGTCTTTTACTATGAGCCTTGAGCATAACTCCAAACTCAAGTCGCTGTCAACACCTTTTATCTGATGCGCCCGACCAAGATGAAACATCTGATACCATAGTTCGGTCACACGATTCGCGTAACTCTCATGTGCTGTCTTGTTCTCGGCAATCACCATGCGCTCTGACGCCTTTCCTCCAAACCCAACACGCAATATCCCCGGCTCCCACTCCTGCTCAAGTATGTCCGTCTGTGGCCCCTGCGTCCCGCTGGTGTCAGTTCCAATCAAACTTGGTTTGATCCCGCATGATTTGCAAATGTCCCTAACCTTGCGTGCCGCCAAATAACTGCTCGGCTCCGTATTGCTCACGTCTATCGGAACCAAATGACGTTCGGCAAATTGCAAGGTAACAACTCCGTTGACCTTGCCAACCTTTGCTGTCTGCAAAATACATCTGTCGCCACCCTCGGTGAACGCCCAGTCAACTCCACCACACAGTTCGTATCCATCATCCCACAACGCTTGCTTGTCCATCTCGTTGTAGATGATAAATGTTTCGCCGAATACAGTTTTCTCAGCTCCGTCCGCCGGAATGAATCCAATTGTCTGACTCCAGAACTTGCGACTGTTCTCACCATACCACGATTTACGCGTTTCAATGTCACGCTGGCGCAACAGGAACGGATATCTGATCTCACCATTCTCTTCAGTGATTGCCGGGCTCTTGCGTCCATCGAAAAACAAACAGACACCACGCTTCGTTTTCCATTCCAACATATCCGGATTGCAATCATCCCATTTACCACTCTCCGGTAAACTTTCGCGACCAAGTAAGTCAAGCCTCGAACTTGGATTGCCCATTCCAACAAACTTGAATTCCTTGCCGCCCTGCAAATTGGATACGGCATCAACAGCAGCCTCACGCACCGACTGCATCTCGTCAAGTATCATCGCGTTGTACAGGTTGTGGACACCAATCAAATCATCCTTGGCTTGTTCAGCACTGCCTTTCTGAACCGCCACGCCAAATATTCCGTTACGCGAATACTTGATCGCCGGATTGTCCTCACGCCATTCGTCACCGTCACCGGCAAAGAACGATGGGAATATGATGGCAGTCCGTGATGGATAATACCGGCCGGGTGCCTCCCGGACATAACTGTAGAACTTCAACACCTCAGCCCAAATACGCTTCTGGAGCGCCCCCTTGGATGTGGAACAGATGGTCATGGTTGTGGCATAGGGTGCGCTCAACCAGTGTGCCACGGCCAACATGCCAAAATCTGTGCTTTTGCCCGTACTACTCGCGCCCCAGACCGTTATCCAGTCGTTCTCACACCATGCCTTGATCCGCCGCCGTGTCCAGTAGTTGAACATATACACCGGCTCCGGCCACAGGAGCCGCACGGCACGCTCCATGTGCTCCGCCTTGGTCAGTCCAGTGTCGTGTGGGTGCCGGTAACACCCCAGCTCAATCGTAGCGTCCGTGGTGCCTACAGGCCACTCAATGCCGTAACGCTCAAACATGCCCTTGGCTGGGCCACGCTGCCGGTCAATGGCCTTCTGGTCATGCACAAGCTCTTGCTGTTCAAAAAAATTAGCCATTGCCTATTAACATCCGCATGATGTCATCCTTGCTGCCACACTTCTTCACCTTCCACCCATAAGCCATCTTCTCCTGCATCGCTCTGGCCTCCGGCGTGAACTCCGTGTTCGCCACCCATACCGCATACGCAGTCCTGCCATGCCCAAACACAACGTCAGGATACCCGCGCACATCCTTGCTCTCGCCACTCAAACGAATGCCAACAAGTCCGCGCAATCGCAACTGATCCATAAGGAAAACCAATACGTCCCTCACCTCACACGCTCTGTCAAGATCAGATCGGCCATTCGCAAACATGGACTTCACCGCTTTGTCCATCCTGATGTCAGCACTTTGATTTGTAGCAATCGCAACCATCACACACCTCCATATCCTTCGCGTAACCACAATTTATTCTTCATGTAATTGTCAAGCACAAGCGCCAACGCATCACGAATATTGTTCGCATTCGGGTCTTTGTTCAGCGCGTCAGTGTTGTGGATGTGAAACACCGGAGTGAAACGTGTTTTGAAATCTTTTTTACCATTACCGGCATCACAAATACACCACACGCTCCAACCGGATTGATCAACATGAATACGCTTGACCGTCGGAACCACACATCCATCTTTCACCGCATTCGCAACCACAAGCAATAATGGATCACCATACAATTTGAATTGCTGAATCTTGTTTTCAATTTTCTTCATTTCTTATTCTCCACAATTTTTCATACGAGTCCTGCTCGCATCATCCAGTGCACTCAACACGTTCACCTGCACCCGCGTGCCACTGCCCGGCACGTTGATCTCTCCGCTCGCAGCAAGCTCCGTCGCCTTCTTTGGATTGGAACGATTCAATACTCGCTCACCCAAACTCATGCCTTTCGCCGCAATCTCCAAAATACTGTCAATGGTTCCAACCGATATTTTCTCGCGATCCAAAATCTCCGAGAGCCGCTTGATCGCACTCTCCTGTAATTGATAATACATGTTCGCAAGCGGCATCTCACGACTGGCAGAGAATCGAATCAACGCTTCCTGAATGGCCTCTGCATGACCACTCGTCACTATGTTGCGCTCAATCTTCCACTTGCCAACCTCCGCCCACTTTTTCACGGTTGTTACCGTAACGTTGAATTTCTTCGCAACATCATTAATCCCCATTCCGTCATACACAACACAACGTCTGCATTTTTCAATCTCAGAAGTCAACGGAATAACACCCGGCACTGAATCCTCCACCGTCACTGTGTCTTCATCCAACGTGGCTGGAGGCAACACCGGCTTCACCGGAACAATTTCTTGTGGCTCCACATCTTCAATTTTTGCTTTCGCCTTGCTCATAGCCCCTTTGTCCGTGCCTTTCAAGATTGTAAATTTATTGAAATTTTCTTGCCTTTATTGAAAAATTTAGCAGAACCTATGGGCATGTCAAGAAAAATCTGAAAATAATTGGAATTTCTTGAAAAATTTTTTAGGGGTGAAAAAAGGTGGGGTGGGGGTACAAAAGGGGATATGGCGATATTACGGATTTAGGCTGGGGTGGGCCGATTTTAGGCCGGAACAGGCTTGGTTAGGCCGATTTGGGCCGATTTTCCCAGGGGTTATGGAGGGTGATGTATAAAATCCCGCCAAAAAAAGGGGGCATACCCGGCCATCCGAGTATGCCCAAGGTTAATAAAGAATGCTTATTTATGCGGCAAGACATGCAGCTTGCCACGCCGGACTATCGCCCGGCTTTGCGGACTACTGACAATCCGCAAAAAGTCCCGCAAGGCTTTCACCTTGCAGGCGTTATTTTTTTGCTTGTTCATGTTTACGCCACGAAGAAGCAAGCCGCTCCGCCACGGAACGGGGGAATGCCGTCGTATTTCACCACAACGAAATGGGACTTTCGCCCCTTGTCGTTCGTTTTTTCACGAACCGGCGCATCCGCCGAAAAAGACAACACAAAAGTGTTGCCCTTTTTTTCCAGCTTTCCGACAACCGAATCGGCATCAGTTGCGGCGTCAACAGGCAGACTTTGCAAATCGCTGATCTTCATAACTAACCCCTCCGGCGCAATATTATTAATTTGGTCTTGCCAGCTTGCGCCACTGGCAAAACCGCAACCGCATTTGACTGCCAATATTCTGCGAACGCCAAAACGCAAATTCAAAATTCTCATGCCTTATATCTCGGCAAAGCCAAGCTATTTTACATGGATGCCGACTGGCTGTTTTACATGGATGCCGACCGGCCATTTTAGCACCAAAAAAGTAGCACAAACGTGCTATTTTTTCTGTATAAAAAACAGCAAGATTGTTATATTTTTAATGTTCCACAATGTTCCACACTTAATCCGCTTATAATCAAGCACTTACATTAGGACTTTCGTTATGCCTTGAATACCAACAACTTACAAGCCCTTCTCAAATATGCGTAAGTCGTTGACTGGTAACAAATCGGCGTAAAGCGTTTTGTAATCAACGACTTATGAAAGTTGCTTCTGTAAGTCCTTGCAAATCAACAACTTATTTTTTGAAAAGTTGAATTTCGGCAAGTCGTTGCAATGCAAGGTTTTGTGATAGTGTGAAACCTTTGTGAAACCTTTTAAAACCAAAGGTGTCACAAGGCGTAAAGTAGCCTTAACCAACGATTTATGAAAGTCGGTGAAACCTTTCATCGAAAATACCGAAAAAACTTTTGGAAAAACAGGCCTTTTTTTCCTCGATTTTTTGAAGCTTAAAAGTGCCACTTTCGTGACTTTTCCCGTTTTTCATTTTTGATAATCAACACTTTACACAAATTCAATATTACGTATCAACTTAATTACAAGCACTTTACCAAACTGTGAAGGCAAATGTCGCTATGCCTTCACGCCTTCACACTCAAAAATTATATGCTTTATTATCAACGACTTACGCTGTGACACCTTTTTTTGACCCTGCCTTCACACAAAACCAAAGGTATCACACTAATTTCATCATTCCGGCAAAATCCGGCAATAATCTACCATTTTTAATGCTATTAATCCCGGCCGAAAAAAAATCGAAAAAACCGACAAAAAATCGGAAAAATTTGGGCCGTTTTGGTGGCCGCAGAAAATCGTTGTGTTTGCGATTGCCTGCCGGACACCGGCATGGCATGAGGGTTTAATCACATGCGACACAACCTGCCGAGGCGCCTTTAAGGCGATACGGCGTGTGATGCACGAGACAGCATTCGTGGTGGGACGGTAACTGGCCACGATAAAGAAACAGGAGACGGCTTACGAGGCAGACAAGCCTCACGATCCCCAGCGGTCGTGAGTGCATGGGAGCAACTGCCTTGTGGGGAAAAAACAGTCGTGCGTGACGGCTGAACGCTGGTGTATAGGGATGCCATGGTGGTAGCCTTCTCGTGGCGCATCCTGTTAATCCCGTAAAGGGAAACCAATAACCATCAAAGGGGCATGATAAACACCCTGCTACGGCGGGCATCCCGTCGCCATCATGCCTTCAGATATGTCGGCAAAAGACCGAAACAACACGGCGCGGGATAATTTAATAAAGTGTGCGGGTATGGCTGCTTGATATTGTTTACCGTGCTACTTAGCCATAGCACGGCATAGTGAAGCAAGGCGTCGGCTAAACGTTTTGCTGCATGACAAGCAATGTTAACTTGGTTCGAGTCCAAGCCGCACTTCAACTAAAAGCATTGCGCGGTGTGCAGTCCGGCCCAACAGTTCCAAGCAACAGGAGGATGAAATGAGGTGTGAAATTAAATGTGTTCAATGCGGGAATCATATTAGGTGGTATAATTCCACCGCATGTGAAGCGGACTGTGATGCCGCTTGTCCAATTAATGGCAGAGTATGTGCAACATGCGCACGCATTGCACTTGAAGCGGCACGTGAAAATATCATTGCCGGATTTAAAAAACTTCGGCATGAACTGGTAGGAAAGACATACGATTTCGTCGAGCAAATCGAGGAAATGAAAAAGGAAATCGTGGATGTTGGCGCCATCCTCGATAATATGGAACCAAGGGACTGAAAACTGGGTCAGCACCGATATGGTGAAGGATGGATTTACATACCAATTCCAGAGTCCGTGATCGCCGAAATTAAGAGTTGGTGAATTAGTGGAGATCGCCAATGCTTGAATTAAAAGGTGAAATCAAATTTATTCATTACCGTGATGGCAAAGAATATCACTTTGTTACCGCTCCAAACGCACTGACGGACAGTCAGATGTATTCGTTCAACAACTGGCGTGACTGTTACGCCAGCGATACCGACGAAGTGAGGAGTATTGTTAGGGGTATACATCAAAAAGCCAAAAAAATTATCAGTTCGGATTTTGAATATCTGATGAAGCGTAATTAAAAACAAACCAAATCGGAAATTAATTTTATGAAAACGATGGTAAAGGCAGCAATCAGGGTTGCCCCTGATTGGACGAGCATGAATGGTTACGTTCGCAATATATGGTTGTCCGAGCAATTGCGTGAACTGGCTGACAGTGTTCGCGATGGCAACTGCGAACGCAAAAAGATCCTGAATCGTAATGGAAATACAAGCCATATTGAAGTAAAAATATAAATCAATGGAAACGTGATGACCAAAACAAAACAAAATTACGTGGAATATCTGAATGAATGTGCACCGGACATTGATTCCGAGGAATGGATTATTGGCGGAAAGAGACGGCATGGGAACTACGGAAAAGCAATTCAAAAATACGATCCGATTTTGTTTGAAATCGGATTCCGCGAATGGAAAGAACTGGAAAGCGACTGTCTGCAAGGCGATCGGCGAAGCGGAGGAGCTAAACGATGATAACACCTGAAGACATGAAGAGATTCACGGACGCTGAAAATGAAATCAGAGCCGAGCTTAATCTTATGAGAACGTCAGTTATGGTGAAAGATTATGCTGGTGTGAAATCGTCATTTGAAAATCTACTTTACAATGTTTCCAAAATATATCGCGAGTCAATGGACTGCATAAAGAAAGACAATGAGAGGTCATGATGTCACGAAAACAAAAAGTTGAGTATTGGGAAGTGCAGGACAAAATGGATGGCGTAACTGATTGGAATAGGATTGCGACGTTTCAAATACGCGAGGAAGCCATTGGTTATGCCAAAAACAGGAGAGCCAGACATAAAGCAATGGTTGCTGTGTTTGGCGTGATATTCAAAAAACAATATCGGGTTCAACATTTTGTTGGAACCATGGAAACGGTTGGATGACAATGAAAATACCAAAAGCAGTGTGGGATGATGCAAAGGCGGTGTGTTCCAGCATCTACCACATGAATGCGCCATACGCAATTGGTTATGCGTTCATAATGCACGCCAACAAAAGGGAAGTCTTCCAAGGCGAGTTTGTGGGCCAGAGAGACAAAAACAGACTTAACAAAGACGAGTTCGACGGATTCATTAATTTTGAAACCGGAGAACAAGTCAATTTGACGGAAGGTAATTAATACGTGCAAAACCTGACAGTCCGAGAGATCAATAAAATGATCAAGGATGCTGCGTCTGGGGCGGGAAACGTTTACTACTTTTCTGATAACGATAGTTTGTATCCATTGCGAATTCGCAAGGCTAAATCGCGAAAAGGAAAGATTTTTGTTTTAGGAATTCGTGACGGCAGGTGGCATGCGCTCAATGGGGATGTTTATGAAAACTGATGCTGGGGACAAGCCGGGCTGGGTCAAGTGCGAGGCAACAAAGTGTGGAGACCTCCACTTATGGTATAACACAAGGACGCGCTTGGCGGTTGTATTCAGTGGAAACGCAAAACGATGGATGCTCCAAAACGAATTGTCCACTATTGAATATTTCGATACGGATAAAGCGGCGATGGAGTATGCCGACAAGCTATACAGCACGGAGGGGTAGTATGGAATTGCTTTTTATTTTAGCGGTTTAGGCAGTAGTCTTGTTTTGGTTTTCGAAAAAATAATTAACATAGAGGATGGCAATGAGCGACAAAATAACAATACCTGACACAATCACAAATCATCCGTATTTCTGCAATCGGTGTTTTAAGGTTGACAAAAAGAAAGAAATTTGGGAAAAATTGAAACAGTTATACGGCGACGCAAGAAAGCGCAATGACGAAAGTGCTTGCGATTCGATAGCCCAAATTGCGCACAACTATTTACCTACCGTGGCGTCGTCGAGGGACGTGTTCTCGTGGGTTGCAAAAGCTGCATCTCGTGACCCATGCAGGAAGTATCTAAATTACGTAGTAAGCGAGGACGGGTTGCTTTTGGCGACAGATGGGACAAGACTTCACTTGGCAAGGGTTGATGAGTATTACCCGGACGGACGTTACCACGTAAAAACTAGGGAAAGGATTAACATTGACGTGGCACCTTTTCGGTGGAGAAAAGTTGTTCCGGGAGAAAATATTGACGGCAACAGTATTGACGATTATCCCAATTGCGGAAAAACAACCGTGACCGACGAGATCATTGAAATAGGAGGTGTTTTCTACAACAAAGTCAGCAACGGGTTGATTGTTTCGTCAACATTTCACCAAGAAGCAATGTCTTGTGACAGCGATTTAACAATGATAATCTCCGAGAAGAATCTTGGAAATGCAAAATCATTTGGCCCGTTATTTTACTTGTTTAACAATTGTCGCAAAGCATTTGTAATGCCGACAATTCAAAATGCCTAATTGTGATTGGCAGATTGGAGGTGATAATAATGCGATAGCGATGATTAGCTACCTATACAGACCGTAAACGTTCTTGGCCGATTGTTTACGGCGTCTGGCCCACGATACGGGCTTAGTATAAATAAAAAAACAAAGGAGGTTGTAAGATGAGTAGCAAGAAAACTGAAACGAAGAAAACGGAAGCCACGGTTAATGTGGTTGACGTCATCACCAAGAGCAAGAAAGCTCTGGCCGATGCTCGTGCAGTTTACAAAAACCTGTTGGCCACGATGTCGCCCGGAGACAACGCCGAGGTGGTCTCCAAGAAGGCTCGTCTGAAGGAGCTGAATGTCGCGAAGAACGACATTATGGTCGGTTTGAAGCCAATCCTGAAGGAACTGCGCGAAGTCAAGCAGCATCTCAAGGAGCAGCGCGCCGACAGCTCAAATTCGGAGCTTAAAGAGGCCAAGATCGCCTTGCTGGAGGCCGAACTGGGCTACCGCAAGGCTTGTATCGGGTAGCATCGCCGTAAGCCCTGCCGGGGGCTTGAAATCCCCTACAGGAACCGGCAACATTTCAAGCTCGGATACACAAACAAAACAGGAGGATCGAATCATGCAATACATTGTCGAAGCACCTAATGCTAATGGAAAGTTTGCGAGCGTGGCAGTGTATGATGAAGATGCAATCATTGCGGCCAAACAGCATGTTAAAGCGATCATCGGGAAATCTCCAAGCATTAACCACCACATGATGCCGAGGATTGTTGCGCAACGGATGATTCCTTTCGTTACGCTCAACGGCAGAAAGCTTGTTGTGCGAACGGTGGTAGGGTGATATGAACATCGAACTTATAGCGTCGGTGGACTATCAAAGCTATCAAAGCGAAAAATACGTAGTTCGCAACAATAAGTTTACCACCACCGCGGAAGCCAAGGCCGAAGCAAAACGTTTGGTTAATTCAAAAGAACCGAACGAGCAATGCATTGGGTTTGCGAGAGTGTTTGAAGATGGTAGATGCGTCATGAATTTTTTCAGGAAACAATTGAATTATCTGGAGGCACAAAGACATGAAAAAGATAACGTTCGACGAACTGTTGGAAATATTCCACGCAGACGTTCATGAGCAATTGAAAGCCAAGGCGGCAATGCCGGATGTAAAAGGCATGGTGGTGTTTCAAAACGAATGCTTTGACAGCAGATCGTTCGGGGCAAGGACAGCAATGATTTACGGAAATAACTGCACATACAAAAGCTGGGAATATTGCGAAGGGAAATGGCTTTACGATCTACCGAGTCAACGCCAACACGCAACTATGTATTGGGAGAAGTAGACACACGGAGATTTTAAACGAAGAAGTTTTATCACAAAATCGGAACATCTCGCAAGGACATGATTAATTTTTTGGAAAGTCATTCCAGGTATTACACCATGAGCTCATGGAGCATGTCCACATCATATGCCAACAATGTAAAGTTGTATAACCTTGAATTGACAAAAGAGCAATTGGATGCTGCATACAATATGCTGGACGAGGAGGAGGCGTTTCGTCATGTTAATAACTTAATGGTAAAGTTTGGTCGAAATCATAAACACGAATGGCAAGTCGGATTTAACGGGAGAAGCAGATCGGAAGAG